TAGTGAACGTTTGACTCGACACAGTGGGGGCTTCATCTTCATCGGCATCAAATGATACACCTCCTTCTTCTTCATCATCGCCCATTTTGCGACTGCTAATATTGAAATCGTATAATCGAAATTCGTAATTCATTTTGTATTGCTGTATTGTTGTATAATGACGTGATGAGTTTAATTCGTTATGAATTCAATTTTATTTGTATTTAAATGTATATTGAATAATACTAACAAACCCAATGTTTCAAGAATATGCAAATAAAGGTCTATCTGGACTAACAAATCTGGGGAATACATGTTTTATGAACACGTGCCTTCAAGCATTGTCACATACATATGAATTAAATGAATTTTTAAAAGATGCAAAGTATAAATCAAAGTTGACTCCAAAATGTGATAGTGTTATGTTAGTAGAATGGGATAAATTAAGAAAACTGATGTGGTCTTCCAATGTAGTCATTTCTCCGAGTGGATTTCTTAAGAATGTGCAAAAGGTCGCCGAAATCAAGGGCCAAACATTGTTTACTGGATTTTTGCAGAACGATTTACCCGAATTTTTAATTTTTATGATTGATTGTTTTCATACCGCGATTTCACGCAAGGTAAACATTAAAATCGGGGGAACAAGTGTTTGTCCAAAAGACGAGTTGGCAATAAAATGTTATAGTGTTGTTCAACGCATGTATTCAAACGATTATTCCGAAATATGGAACTTATTCTATGCAATTCATGTATCTCAACTAACAACCGTGGATACAAACGAATGCATTAGCCAAACTCCGGAACCCTATTTTATGATTGACTTGCCTATCCCATCCGAAAGTAAAACTCCCGATTTGTTAGATTGTTTTAAATCCTATATTAGCGGGGAATTGTTGGAAAACGTATTAAATGAATCTCGAAACGTTCGTGAAACGGTTAAGAAACAAATTTTATTTTGGAGTTTTCCTACCATTCTAGTGATTGATTTAAAACGATTTACATCTAACAACCGAAAAGACCAACGTTTAGTATCTTTTCCTCTGGAAAATTTAGATTTATCTTCTTTCGTCATTGGGTATGAACCGGAGACATATAAATACGATTTATATGCTGTATGCAATCACAGTGGAAATGTGTTAGGTGGACATTACACGGCTTTTATTAAAAACGCAAATGGAAAATGGTACCACATAAATGATACAAATGTAACTCAGCTGGAAGAACACGAAGTTGTTAGTTCAAAAGCATATTGCTTATTCTACAGAAAAAAAACGTTACATAATGTATGACATATATCGAAGATATGAAAGCAATGTATTATGGTTTTGATGGACGAAACTTTTTAATTGGAAGTGGGTTATTTATAGTGGTATATGCATTGATTTCTTATATAGGATCTAGTAGCACAACTGGGCCTCCCACGAATATGGGGATTCCAGTTGGAGACTATGAAAGCAATTTCTGGGCATCCAATATTGCCAATATTGCCATTTCGGTTCCTCTATCTATTATTGTTATTTGGATTTTGCTTCATTTGGTTAAAGTATTATTTCATTTTGATTTAATGGAAGTCATTCAACGAATTCTAGGAGGCCATCCAGTTTCTGAACTCGTCTATGTGGCAAATAGGGACATTGAACATGCCGAAGTAAAAACCGCTACCTTTTTGCATTCATTAAAAGAAAAAATAAAAAACGAATACAAGGTAGAACCTTATAGAAAAGAACCTTTTTCCCTTATTAATAATGATTTAGGGAAACCAGAAGAGACAGAGGAACATACAGAGACCGTTACTTCCTATTCCCCGAATTCCAATTTATACTCTATTGTGGAAGGTGTATAATAGTATTACTACAAATTAATGATATAAATACATATGTTTATATCTTTACTAAATGCCATTTGAACTAACAAGTGACCAACGAATGTTCTTAACTATGTATGCTAGACAATACACACAAGTCCAAGAACAAATCGCACGCCTACAAGACCAGCTTAGTCGTCTAATTCCTATTTCAAATGAAATAAGACACAGCATTCATTCTATTTATGCGGATGTATCTCGTGAAGAAAACAGAAGACAAACGGTTCCGCCTCCTTTAACAGAAGAATCCCCCACATATTCAATGACATATACATTTATGGATGAACCTCCGTTACCACAACCAAATGCAGACCTCATGACAACTGAAACAACGGCACGTGTATTTTCTGAGATTGAAACTCCTCTAAATACAGAATGCCCTATTCGGCTTGAACCATTTGAACCCAACTCCTCTGTTGTTCAAATTAATCGGTGCGGTCACATTTTTTATCCGTCTGGATTGCAACATTGGTTTGATACAAATTCTCGATGCCCCGTTTGTAGGACAGAATTAAGACCGAATCAACCTTCTGACCAATTATTGACTACTCTTTTGTATGACTTATTTTTCCCGTCGACCGCCGATACATCTAATAATGTTGTGTCGAGACGAACAAGAAGAAATGCAAGATAACAACATTTTTATAATAAAAAAGAGTTTATTCTTATTATAAAATTTATATATTTACTAACTACTACAACTACAATATAATATCTACACTACGGGCTCGGCAGCCTTCTTAGGCGCACGCTTCTTCTTCTCCTTTTCAACGACGACGGCTTCGCCTACGGCCACAACTTCGCTTACGGTCGCTTCACTTACAGTTGCTTCGCTTACAGTCGCTTCGCTTACAACTGGCTCCTTCTTCTTCGGGGGTGCACGCTTCTTCTTCTCAACTACGACTGGTTCAGTAGGCGCTTCACTTGAAGTTGCTTCGCTTACGGCCACGGTTGCTTCGCTTACGCTTGTAACTGGCTCCTTCTTCTTCGGGGGTGCACGCTTCTTCTTCTCAACCACGACTGGTTCAGTGGACACTTCAGCAGTAACAACGTCACTTGCAGTCGCTTCACTTGAAGCCGCTTCGCTTACAACTGGCTCCTTCTTCTTCGGGGGTGCACGCTTCTTCTTCTCAGCCACGACTGGTTCAGTGGGTGCATCGGTTTTAATCGCTTCGCTTACGGTCGCTTCGCTTGAAGTCGCTTCGCTTGAAGTCGCTTCGCTTACAACTGGCTCCTTCTTCTTCGGGGATGCACGCTTCTTCTTCTCCACTACGGGTGCTTCAGTAGTAGCAACATCGCTTACGCTTGAAGTCACTTCACTTGCAGTCGCTTCGCTTGCAACGAGTTCCTTCTTCTTGGCGGGTGCTCGCTTCTTCTTATCCTTCACCTCTTCAGTCGCAATTACAGTGGTATTCTCCTTAACTTCAGACATTCTTATATGATATAATTCATTCGCTTTGTCTCTAATACCTTTTAACAGACAATTATTAATACATAAATTATAATACCGACTATTTCCAGTAATTGGATTTTCATCGGGTTCGCAAAAATTCGGGATCCATACTAATCTCCAAACCGTGTTCAAGTTTTCGATCGACTTAGAAACCATCAATTCTTGCACTAAAATGCGTAGAAGTCGTTCCACTACGGCGACTAACGCATCTTCTCCAATACCTACCTTCTCCAGCAATTCCGTGTATGAAACATTCATTTCATCGGAAATAAGGGCAACCGTGTTCACAACGCAAATTTGTTCAAACGACATTTTCAATAACGAGTTTTTAAGCTTGGTAAATATACTACATTTATATAACCATTAATTTGTTTCACTTTTTTTTAAATTACATATTATTTTGCATTCACTAAATTAATTAAAAATGAAACAACCTAATGCGAAACAATATAATGCATATATGAACATTATTATTTGCATGTGTGTTTACAACAATGCATACGGATTGCCGGCGGTTCTTCAAAATATTCGTCGATTAAAACCATTGTTTAATGAAATTCGAATAATTGTCGCATATAGTCCTTCACACGACCAAAGTTTATCTATTTTAATGAATAACACAGATGGGTTATCTATTGAGATAATACACGTAGATGTCATTCCGAATGTAAATAAAACCCGAAATATATCAAATGCACGCAATGCATTACTACAACAAATTCGAAATAAATACAGCCATTTTTCTTATTTTATTATGATGGACGCCAATGAGTACTCATGTGTTGGAGAAATCAATGTAGAATTGGTTGCAGAAAGTTTGTCCCGTCATAATGAATGGGATGCGATTTCATTTAATCGAGAAGCGGGGTATTATGACCATTGGGCATTAAGTATATCTCCTTATGTGTATTCATTTTGTCATTTTGTCGATTTTAGAAACGCCGTCACCAAAATGCGGGATTATTTTAATCCCATTTTAGATGATTACGTAAAAAATAAACCGAATGAATATATTTCTGTATTATCCTCATTTGATGGATTTTCTATATACAAAATGGAAAAATTTATTGACTGCCATTACAGCGACGTCATTGATTTGTCTCTTTTTCCACCCAACTCTATTTATGAACATATACAAACAGTGGGGGTTAATATACAAACACATCTTATTTTTGATTGCGAACATCGCCATTTTCATTTACAAGCAATACAAAAACATGACGCCCAAATAAAAATATGCCCCAAATATTTATTTAAAAAAATAAACCCGCCTAATCCATATTTAAGAGGACCCGCCTAATTCTCTATATTATATTTAAACTCGAATCAATCGGTTTAAATATAAAGCATCAATATCGTCATATTATATGTCAGAAAACAGTTGCACATTTGTTTCATCCAGAGGGATATTAAAATCAACTAACATCCATAGCAATAACCCAATTTCATCTTATCCAATTGTTCATGATTATCTCGCAAATTGCATTTCATGCAAACCAAATGATACCATATATGTATGTTCATCCGCCATTAAACAATTCATTCCGCATATTAACAAACCGATTGTTCTTGTATCTGGCGATTGTGATTTAACGGTCCCTTTTGATATTTTCCAGAATGAAACCCAATTTAATGAATTCATTAATAATCCAAATATTATTCATTGGTATGCACAAAATTGCATTATAAATCACCCAAAAATAAGTCGCATTCCAATTGGTCTAGATTATCATACGATCTCTACTAACAAAACACATTCATGGGGAAATCAAATGTCTCCATTTGAACAAGAACAACTTATACATAAAATAAAGAATGAATCAAAACCATTTCATGAACGAATTTGTATGGGCTATTCTAATTTTCATTTCTTCACTACATCCCGATTTGGAAAAGACAGACAAACCGCCATTCTTCAAATACCCAAAGAACTAGTGTATTATGAACCAACTCAAGTCAATCGGGAAACATCATGGAGAACACAATCCACCTATGCCTTTGTCATTTCTCCTCATGGGAATGGGTTGGATTGTCACCGAACGTGGGAGGCACTTGTGTTAGGATGTATACCAATTGTAAAGACATCGGGACTAGACCCATTGTATTCTGAGTTACCCGTGCTAATTGTAAATGAATGGAGTGACGTCTCGATTGATTTACTAGAAAAAACAATAAATGAGTTTAAAATACGAGATTTTAATTTATCTAAACTAACACTTTCACATTGGATTCATTTTTAAACAAACATTTTGAATACCTCGTAACCGGCAACACCACCCGCAATTTCTGCGATGATGTAAGGTACTAAATCCGTCACAGACAGTTTCTTGGCATAAAACAAGGCAATTGCGACCGCGGGGTTGTATGCACCTCCCGAAATGGGACCACCTAACAATATCGCAATGGCCAATGTAACGCCAATGGCAATATAATTTCCTCCCGAAGAGAAAATAACAAAGGACAAAAGCATTGTTCCTAAAAATTCTACAATTAATTTCAGCATATTATAAAACAACGTGAGAAAATATATTTACAATGAAGTTGAAAAAATTGAAAGATTCTCATTATCATGTAAATGATCCCATATTTATCAAAAAAATAGAATGAATCTACTTATTATTTGCTTATTGATTTCGACCGTTATAAGTCATGAAATATTTACAAGAACCCAGTTAAGAGGGCAACATAAACAACATTTGCGCACATTGTTGGATCTAGAAATTCAGACAATTGTAAAAAATGTCATCCAACGTTCTCAATGGAATCAAACCAGTTATACTTATACTTATTATTTCTCAAATTCTTCGCCTTCTATTCTAAATAAGTTTGAAGATGTGACCATTATTGAACATTTACGAAATATATTGGTGGATAGCAATATTACGATAGTTGGACCCAAATGTTGCGGCTATTCAAATTGTAGAGATAATGATGACTCGAACAAATGTAAAATTATTACTATTGATTGGTAAATAGAATCGCGCTATAAGAAATCACACTATAATTTGGATTTATACATTTGTAATGCTTTTTCTTTTTGCTCTGAAAAATCCACAATAGGTGCTGGGTATTGAATTGATTTATAATTCTTATATGTTTCATTCCATTTATGTAAATCCTTTGCCGAAACTTCCTCTAATTCGGGAATCCATTTCTTTATATAACTACCGTTCTCGTCGTGTTCTGCAGATTGTAACCACGGATTAAATATTCTAAAATAAGGTTGTGAATCCGCGCCTCCCCCCATAATCCATTGCCAATTGCCATTATTGCTCGCCACATCATAATCGACTAAACTGGTCGCAAAATAACGCTCTCCTTCCCGCCAATTTTGCAAAAGAGTTTTTACTAAAAAGCTGGCTACAATTAATCTAGCTCGATTGTGCATGTATCCCGTTTTATTTAATTGACGCATTCCCGCATCTACCACGGGGAATCCAGTATGGCCCGTTTTCCAAGCATCTAAATATCTTTTGTTAGTAGACCATCTAATTGCATCATAGGAAGGTTTCAATGACCTTTGTAAAACATGAGGGAAAGAATACAATATATTTGAATAAAAGTCCCGCCAAATAAGTTGGCGAGTAAACGCTTTATTTGCTTTCATTACATTATACACTTCTCTAACAGAAATACATCCAAATTTAATATAGGCACTCAACTGAGAGGTGCTTTTTGAGAGGTCGTCGTGCGTATTCTGGTACTCTTGTTGCCATGTAAGTGCTTCTTTTAAACGCCGAATGGCGTGTGTTCGGCCTCCTTTTAATTCCACGGCATTCTCATATTTTGTTAGGGTTGTCATTGCATCATGAAGCGACAATTCAGTTGAACCGTGTTTTAATGGAGCGTTTGTTAGATTGATTTTATGTTTTGGGATAGGAGAACGAATGGTGTGCTTTTTCGCGGTCTCAAAGTAAGGAGTAAATTTTTGATATGTTTCGTGTGACCCATTTAAAATTTCATCGGGATAATGCAAATTGTAATCGTGCTCAAATGTAAACTTAACCCTTAGTTGCTGACATAATTTAATAATAGATAGGTCTCTTTGAATAGAATAGGGTGTATAATCACAATTGAATGCCACTATGTCTATTTTGTTAGTTGTTAGTATATCTTTTATAACACTAACATTGGTGCCATAAAATGTATATAGTTTCCCTCCCGCCTCTTTAATTGTCTCGCTTAATTCTTGCAATCCTTCAATCATGAATTGAACCGCTTTCGATGACTTGTATTTGTTAGATGTCCCTACTTGTTCGGGTGTAAATATAAAAACAGTATATATGTGTTTACACATTTTTGTTAGTTTGTTTAAAGTCGAGTTATCGACTATCCTATAATCCCTTCGAAATATAAATAGACCCGTTTCCATTTATATTTTTGTATATTATTATTATTTCAACTTTTTCAACTTTTTCAACTTTTTCAACTTTTTCAACTTTTAGAAAAAGTTGATTCAAAAGGATACAAAAGTGGTTCAACTTTTAGAAAAAGTTGATTCAAAAGGATACAAAAGTGGTTCAACTTTTAGAAAAAGTTGATTCAAAAGGATTCAAACAGTTTATACTAATTTTCCATTAATATACATCATTTTATCCTCATAATAAAAATCAAAACATTTTTTTTCATTGTCCGTTGAATAAGTTGGAATAGTTTGGTTTGATGAAAAAGATAATATTCCTATTCTAATTTTCGACTTCAATTCTTTAACATTATTTTGTTTTCTATACTTATTTAATCCTTTTTTTAATATATATTTAACTTCATTATCTAACCCTTCATGGTCATCTGAAATATAATCAAAACAATATTTTCCATAATAGGTCTTATCGTTTTTTCCGACTTTATAAATAAAAGTAATAAATGGCATATACAATGCATTATTCATTTGCATCTAAGTATTTTTACGAAAAATGATTGTTAACACCTAAACGCGAATGCCAAAATACCAACTGCAATAATTCCTAACGCTAACCCCGCATGATAATTGTAAGACATCGCTCTATACATTTCTAACCAAGCGGTTGTTTCTTTTTGGTTATCTATATGATTTAACATCCAATCTGATTTGGGCGACAGTGTATAATAAAAATAATTTGTCAAAAAACATGTTGCCATAACTGTGCATACCAAAGGAAAGTTAGCCAGTTTTACCCCCTTTATTTGAAGATTGTAGAAAATAATTAAAAGGGAAAGACCAAACCCCAATACATACCCTTGATAAGAGATCATCATTCTTTCTTTGGATATAGCATCATACTTTTTTTGTAGGTCACTCGATAACGATCCCCTATATTTATTTACAACTTCACTGTTATACGTCATATTGTAAAAATAAATCATACCAATTATAAAAAAGGTTGAAATCATACAACTTATATTGCAAGCCATAATATATTATTACTACACAAAATATTATGGATTTAAGAAAGAACGTAGTTTTTGAATCAACTTTTTTAAAAGTTGAGTCTATCGGTCCCCTAACACAATATTGTCACTACTGAACAATTCGTTACGAATGTCTGCGACTGAAATCTCTTGGTTTGCACTTAGGCTTGTCTCAAATGTGCTTCCATTGTTAATTCCAATCAAATTGCCCTCTTCGTCCATACCTTGAGTTAAACTGCTTCCCGTCTTTTCTGCATTCTTAATATTCTCCTCAATTGCCTTCTGTTTGGTCTCCTTAATACGCTGTTCAAAGGCGGATTTCGCAAATGATTCATTCTTCGTCTTTTCCGTCATCAACTGATTCAATTCCTCCTCCATGTATTCAGTTCGGCCCGTCTTATATGCCTCTGGATCCCAGCATAACCATTGACCAACCGGCCCCACAAAAATGTCAAAATTGGGGTCAATCTCTCGCAACATCTTGCATCTTAGTTCCGCCTCTTGTTGACTCGCATATGACCCACGGCACTTGAACCCACGAACAGATGTTTGAAAATTGTATTTAACGTTAAAATCATTGTCTAACTTCTCCTCGTTACGGTCCACAAATGTCTTGTATTCCGAATCCATCTCGGATTTTCTTAATTCATCTTGTTCACTCTTAATGAAATCCTCGTAATCTTTTGTTAGTTCTTCCATGGAAACATTGTATTTGTAAGAAACAAAATGCAAAAACTGGGAAAATTTCTCCATCGATTTATTTAATTCCCAACTCTTTAGGAATTGTTCAAAATAAAACATATCCTTTTGTTTCAAGATTTTCTCGGGAGTAATAAAGGAAAAACATCCAAAGTTTTGACCAGCAATCGGTTTATCCACATCTAACAAATCCACGTATTTAGGGTTGGGCTTTCCGTTTTTCATCTTTCTAACAAAAGTTTCGGGTTTGGCAAATTTTGAATGGCTCATTCTTAAATATTAACATTGCACGTTTTTAAGCATTAATTTTGATTATTTGATTTTTTTTTCTTATTCTTTTATATAAAATGAACAATATTGTCGATTTCCCCGAATTGATTCGACGAGTAGTTAAGTACGTCATTGAGGGTCTGGTTGTGGCCATTGCTGCCTTCGCCATTCCCAAGCAATCCATGAATTTTATGGAGATTGGTCTCTTGGCTTTGACTGCTGCCGCCACATTTAGCATTTTGGATACATTCATTCCTACTATGGGTGTTAGTGCCAGAAATGGAACGGGTCTGGGCATTGGCTTGAACCTTGCTGGATTTTAAAAACCTTTAATAAAACATTTTTATTGTTGCTTCATAATATCGGCTATTTATATTATGAATTAAATCTCTTCAACACATTCCCATATAAATCCATTATGCACTTCATTCGATTTACTATTTATGAGTAATCCTAATTTAGCATATGAAATCTGACATTTTTTTACAACTTCTCGCTTAGTGTTATAAACAGCCAATACTTTTTTTGTAATTGGGTCTATTTGCCGAATTTTAATTCCGGATTGTCTAACAAATTTACTTGGTAATGAATTATGTTTTAAATATTCGGTTTTCATTTCTTCTGAACAATCATCAAAAAAATTCCAGTAATGACCACTCGAAATATGTTGCTGCTGAATTGCTCGTGTAAAACTGTTACACTTCATATTTCTTGCTTGAACTGCTTCTTTTTGTGATGAATATACTGCTAATATTTTTGTTTTTTTAATATCAATCATTGCAATGTGTCTAATTTCGAATGATTTATGATTTGTTAGAACGGTTTCCGCAATTTGGTCTGGGGGTAATTCATTTCGATTAACATAAAGCCATCTATAATTTCTATAAACTAAATTATTTTGAGAAGCTCTTTTTAATGCAGACAATGATATATTGTCTACATTTCTTTCAACTTCAGAAGGGCTATCATAAATTTTAAAAGGAGTAGTAAGATTATCTAAATTGTATTGATATATTTTTGGTATTTTAGTGCCATTATTTCTTTTTTTAATATAATTTATTGTTTGATTACTTTCTTCCTCTATTTCAGATTCATACTCGGAATCATTCTCATCTGCGGTTGTTAAAACTTCAACCGCTTCATCTTGAACATTATTCAGAATAGTAGAATTAATTTTTTTTAATTCTAAATCCGCTTTTTTTATTTCTAGCTCAATTTGAAGTTGTTGTAGTTTTAATTCTGATAATTTTATTTTCTGGTCTTGTTGCATTATTTTTAGTTCTTCAATTTCTTTAATGTCTTGGGGAACAAATTCTTCTTTTATTTTGTTAATAATGTCAATAAAATTTGTATATATTGAATCGTCGATCAAATATGTTTCCCTAGAAATGGTGCCATCTTTTTTTTCTATTTTTTCATAATGTTGAATAATGTATTCATGGTGATGAATTTTTCTTTCAAACTTTTTATAGTTATTGTTTTCAAAAATGTCCAATAACAATGGTTCTTGACACTGAAATGATTTTGAAATGTTAGTTAACCGTTCTTTTACATCTTGTGTGGAACCAATTTTAATTACGTATTTATTGTCTCTATTGTAGAATTTGCAAATATATACAATATTTTTTTTATCGTATGCTTTCAAAAGTGTATTGTGTGTAGATAATTCACATTTATACTTATACAATTGCTTGTCAACTTCATTCTCTTGCTTCAATTTGTAAATTCCATTTATTCGAATTTCTTTTAAAACATTTACCATCCATTCTTGGAATTTATGTGCAATTGGTTTTCTAGATCTTCCTAATAATCGGTAAAGTCCAAGCTCGGTTAAAAAGTTTCTTTCACGAATAATGCTCGTGTCAGTTAAAGTGACACATACCTTTTCATTGTCCGAAAAATCCCTTAAACTTTCTCGTATATTGCTAATTTCTAATAATTTTCCAATCTGATTTGCTTGAAATAACGGATTTTCTAACGTTCCTTGAATATTTATATGATGTTCTACATCAAACAGTGAAAAAGCTTTGAGTATGTCCATTATTATAATTTAATAAGGTGTATTGTCTTTAAATGTTTAATTATTTACAATTTACACATTTAAATAATTATAGCACAACCTTTGGTTCCCTTAGTTAAATAGTTGCAATAAATTCCCAGTCCAATTCTACGCACATCTTTCTCCAAATCTCATCTTGCTCAATAATTTTTTCACGGTCTTTCAACATAGGAATGTCATTCATGAATTGAGTTTCTCCTAACAATTCGCACAATTTATACAGTGCATAATAATAATTTAAAAAATTCACTCGATAATCTGGACAATTCTTAGAATAAGGTGATTGCAATTCCATAAATAAATTGCACAATGTTTCCTCTAATTCTTGCGACATAACGGGTGGTTTTACTCCTAATTTATTTTTAATAAATGCAATATGTTCATAATATTTGTTATATCCCAACTTTTTAAATATTTCCTTTGATTTGTAATAAGTCAATTGAGATACATCGATCCTCTCCTTTTTAATTTGATTTCGAATATTATCAATGACTTCATCGGGTATTTGGGTTGTTTCTTTCCCTTGGAATTGAGCCAATATTTCTTTAAAATGATTGATTTTCTTATACGCATAAAAACATACTTCTTTCGGTGGTTCTTTATACGATGGTTTTTCATTCTCAATTAAATAAGGAATGTTGACAAAACATGCATTGCAAATTAATACGCCCTCATCATCAAGTGGTATCATTTCCCCCTTTTTACAATAAGTGCAAATGTCTATCGGGTGAACAAAAGACCCCATATCCAAAAAAGTATCATCCACATTGCTTAAATATTTTTGAACTACATTTTGTGTCTGTGGACTGGTCTCTTTTTCTTCCACAGAGGTTTCTTTTATTTTAAAAAAGGCATTAATTAAATTGTGTTTTGCTTTAGGCATTTCTTCTCCAGATGATATGTTTTTCTTGTTTTCAAAATATTCAAATATATATTTACAATTATCTAACAAATACTCCTTCTTCTTGTGTTTAATTGTTTTTATTTTTGCATCCATCTCTTCAATTTGGTCTTTTAAATCAAGCGACTGTTCAACCGAAGTATTTTCTTCCAACTGTTTTAATAATTCATTTCTTTTTTGTTTTAATTTAGGTATGTGATTATATTCATCTCTAGCAAATTCATTCATAAATTCTCGATGAGTTCCATCTAATGTGGTTAAGTTCTTTTTACTTATTTTTATACTTTTGGCTGGTTTTGGTTTAAATGTAGGCATAATTGATTATTATAATTTAATACACGGTATTTAAATACATATTGTAGACAAGTTTAAATGTAAATTATTGTTTCATTAAATTATGTAAATGAATGATGCAATGAATTTAGTCAATTCATCCATACAAATGGACGCAATTCAATTTCAAAAAATGACATTCGTATATAATGCACTTCAAGATGGATGGACTGTTCAGAAACACGAAGATTCATATATCTTTAGAAAAAAGCATGAAGGTAAAAAAGAAGTCTTTTTAGATACATACTTAAGCAAATTTGTGAATTCTAATCTAGATATGGGGTCATTGTTGTCCATAAACAAATAATCGTTGTTATGTTATTTTTTCAATTATTACAAAAAGTAATTTAATTCAAATTAATTAAATTGAATTAAATCGTTTTCTCCAAATTTTTTTCTTTTAGGAATATATAAAATGGGAGGTGGTCTAATGCAACTCGTCGCCTACGGCGCTCAAGACGTATATCTTACTGGAAATCCCCAGATTACTTTCTGGAAGGTGACCTACAGACGTTACACTAACTTTGCTATTGAATCCATTGAGCAGACTTTCAACGGTCAAGCTGATTTTGGACGCAGAGTCCAGTGCACAATCAGCCGAAATGGTGATTTGGCTTACCGCACATACTTGCAGGTTACTCTGCCCGAGATTAACCAGTCCATGGCTGCCTATGCCCGTTGGTTGGATTTCCCCGGTGAGCAGTTGATCTCCCAGGTTGAGGTCGAGATCGGTGGTCAGAGAATCGACCGCCAGTATGGTGACTGGATGCACATCTGGAACCAGCTGACCATGACATCTGAACAGCAGAGAGGTTATTTCAACATGATTGGTAACACCACTCAGTTGACCTTCTTGACCGACCCCAAGTTCAACAACGTCGATGGTCCTTGCGACTCTGTTGCCCCCCGCCAGGTGTGTGCTCCCCGCAATGCTCTCCCCGAGACAACCCTCTACATTCCCCTCCAGTTCTGGTTCTGCACCAACCCCGGTCTGGCTCTTCCTCTGATTGCTCTTCAGTACCACGAGGTCAAGATCAACCTTGATCTCCGCCCCATTGACGAGTGCTTGTGGGCTGTGTCTACCCTTGCCCCCACTGGAACTGCCTCTGTTTCTGCCGCCACTGCTTACAACCAGTCTCTGGTTGCTGCCTCCCTCTACGTTGACTATGTCTTCTTGGACACTGACGAGCGCAGACGCTTTGCCCAGAATCCTCACGAATACTTGATCACCCAGCTCCAATTCACCGGCGACGAGTCGGTCGGAAGCTCAAGTAACAAGATTAAGCTCAACTTCAATCACCCCGTGAAGGAGCTCATCTGGGTTGTCCAGTCTGACAAGAATGTGGATTACTGCTCTTCTTTCACCGGAGACAATGTTCTTTTCCGTGTTCTTGGCCCCCAGCCTTTCAACTACACTGACTCCATTGATGCTCTCCCCAATGCCATCCATGCCTTCGGTGGACCCAACTCTGTTGCCGCAAATAGCAATGCCTTCATTGACACCAATGGTCTCTTCCAAGACGCTGGTGCCATGGACATCGCCACTTCTGCTGCCCACAACTTCTGGTCTGGCTCATCTGCTTTGGACAGCTTCCAGGGAGGTGCTACCACTGTTGAGTCTGGTGTGTCTGATGCTGGCACATTCGTCCTCACTGAGTCTTCCCTTGACATGCATTGCTGGGGACAGAACCCCGTGGTGACTGCCAAGCTCCAGTTGAACGGCCAAGACCGATTCTCTGAGCGCGAGGGATCTTACTTCTCTGTGGTCCAGCCTTTCCAGTCCCACACCCGTGCCCCCGATGAGGGTATTAACGTGTATTCCTTTGCCTTGAGGCCCGAGGAACACCAACCTTCAGGCACATGCAACTTCTCTCGTATTGATAACGCCACTCTTCAGTTGGTGCTCTCCAATGCGACAGTTGAATCAACAAACACTGCCAAGGTGCGCGTGTATGCCACCAACTATAACGTGTTGAGAATTATGTCCGGCATTAATATTACCTGTGCCGAACAGTTGGCTGCCTTGTTAGTTATTTGCTCACTAACATGGATAAACAGTGTAAAGCAAATATGCGAGTGTGTCGCATTATATAACCAGCTAGTCTTGTGACTACACAAGGCAACATTTCTAAATTGCGGGAACTTCCTTAGAGCCTTTTCTACTACTTTGTTGAATGAAAATTCATCAAATACCCAGGGTAATGACCTCGGGCATAGTAATAACGAAAAGGATTGGAAAATCTGCAGCCAAGCCCCTAAGTGCGTTAATGCAAGCATATGGGGAAGGTTCAGAGACTATAATGGAGTGGGTTTGAGGGAGCTTGCAACTCTCGATGATAACTTAAGGGATAGTCCATGCTCAAATAGAAATATTTGAGTAGCCAAACTGGGGTGGATTGGCATATTCGAATTAAACGAACTATATATAAAAACATATCATTCAAAAACCATATTAAAGACGTTTCATATTATAAATTATAATATGAAGTCACTTTTAAGAAACAAACCATTTTTCTGCATAAATAATGATATTCATGTATTAAATTATGGTAAATGTGAATTTATTATTGACCAATCAGATTTTATAAAAATTAGGGATAAATGTGGAAAAACATTAAAACTCGATGAAACCCATGAATATCCTTTTTATAAAGAAAACAATAAGGAAATTAATATATTAGAATATTTATTTGATTTTAATTACGAAGATGTGATTTATTCTTTCAAAAACAATAATAAATTTGATTTACAACGAAACAATGTGGTTTGTTATCCAAAAGTTCATGCAGAAATTATAAAACAATATAATGTGATTGAATACATTCCAGGACATTGTGCAACCCTCGGACAACAAGCATACAAAATGAAGAATTGTATGTGGAAAATTAAAGAAGAGGATGGAACCGAATATTTACTCATGTATTGTGAAAAAGATACTCTTTGTAAACTATGCGTAACTAGCTATCAAAAAATATTAGATTACGAAAATGCATTTAATAACAATAAAAAATTGTCTTGGTATAATTGTGCAAATGGATACATTCAAACTGTGAATCACGAACATAAGACTTATTATATTCATCAAATAATAACGGGCTGCTATGGAAATGGGAAAGGAACCTCTAATATAAGTGTAGACCATATTGACCAAAATCCATTAAATAATACTTGGGCAAATCTTAGAATTGCAACACGAGAAGAACAAGAACAAAACTCAAAAGGAATTAAACCCGGCACAAAACGAGCCAGAAAAACAAGTGCAAAACAATTACCCAAAGGATTAACTCAAGATATGCTTCGAAAACATGTAGTCTATTATCACGAGTATTTAAATGCGGAAAAAACTAGATTTCGTGAATTTTTTAAAATAGAAAAACATCCAAAACTAGAAAAAACATGGATAGGAACAAAATCGAATAATATTTCAATACAAGACAAATTATTGCAAGCAAACAAAGTTTTAGATGAATTAGATTGTAAAATTGAAACAGTTTAAACATAATAATTGAGTATATATTACAATATACAACAATGCAACACATTTTTGAAGATAACCAAATCCATTTAAATCGATTCAAACAAAGCCCGCCACATCCATCATATATTGCTGGATTCATTGATGGAGATGGGTGTATCTTTATTCGAAAAATATCAGATGGATATCAATCTGGGTTTTCAATAACTCAATGTAGAACAAATATATTGCAAATTATTCGATACCATTTTGGAGGAAGCATTACAACGTCTATTAAAAGAAACCGCAACATAACTAACATTCTAAATAATGATGGAGACTATCACAAATTCAATACTCGGAATCAATATAATTTATTAATTCGAAACAACGAATATCAAATATTATTAGATTATTTGCAAGGCTCCTTTATAATTAAAGAAATACAGTATCAGTGTTTACAAGAATTTAATAAATTTGCCAACCTAACAAATGTGAACGAAGAAAAAGAAAACTTGCATATTAAGTGCACAGAATGCAATCTAAAATGTCATGTTAACGAAGCCAATTTTATGAGATTAAACGGTGAATACATTGCTGGTTTGTTTGACGCAGAAGGGTGTATTTACGTTAATAAACAAAAACATACAAAATTTTATATATCAATTACGCAGAAAAACCATCCACTAATATTGCACGAAATCGTTAAATTTTTAGGGTTTGGTTCAATTGATGGTGAACAAAAATTTAAAATATACAAAAAATCGGATTGTTTACAATTTGTATATCTAATTAAGAATCATTTAATTGTGAAATATAACCAAGCTATTGCGTTTGAAACCTTTTTGGAAACACATGATACTAACATAAAAGACCAAATGTATTTAATTTGCAATAAAGAAAAACATGAGATTGAGCATTTTGTAGACTTAAACCAAAATGAGAATGGTAAAGATGGATATCTAGAAACAGTCAAACTTAAAAAAATAAAAGAGCAAGTATGCAAACAAATACGAAATAATCAAGTTTACAAAGAAAAGTCAGACAAAATGAAGGGTGAAGGAAACCATAACTTTGGAAAAATATTTTCAGATGAAACAAAAAAGAAAATGTCTACTTCTATTCGTGATGCAAAAGGTGGTATTGCAGATGAAACTATTTGGCAAGTTCGAAAAATGATACAAGACGGATATAAAAATGTAGAAATACAGAGTCAACTAGAGTTGCCAAAACACACCATTACTCGAATTAAAAATGGAGAACTTGTATGTCGAGATGAAACCAAGATAGAACGAGTATCTTTAACACAAGAACAAGTTAATTTGTCTAAACGAAAAATAAGTGTGGACGACATTATAATTGTGTTAGAAAAACTGGTATTAGAAAAATTAAAACCAACTGTTATATTACACTATTTTACGGAACAGCATAAATTAAATGTAACAATCGACATGATTAAGAATATCAAACGATATTTAACAAATGGAAAAACAATTATTTATGAATCTGAACTGTCAACAGAACGATACCAATATTATCAAACTTTAATAACACAGTTTGCAGAAAAATCAGTCTAAAAATATAGTTAATATTTATAAAATGGAAAATGCAAAACAAAAATTTATAACTATGAAAAAAGACAAACGTGGAGTAAAACGGGCAGATAAGCGTTCTACTACTGCAGAAGAGGTTATTTTTATTTTTGAAAAGGTGTTAGAAGGTTGGAAAACAATTCGAATATATAATACCATTATTCAACAAAACCCAGCCTCCACAACTAACAAAAAAAAAGTAGAACAAATTGCAACTGGAAATTGTAAAATATTTGAGTCAGAACTACCCGCAGATAGATATGCATATTATGTCGAATTACGAAATAGAATGTCTTCTATGCAAAGCACATTATAATATTTTATAGCTTAAAACATTATTTCGGGCAAGTGATATAGGTGAAATTCTGGATGTTTCTTCAATTAGGTCTGTAATAAGAGATTATAATGATCAAGAAAGGGTAGTGCATACTATGCACCCCACCCAAGGTGCCTTCCAAGATGTAACATTTCTTACTGAAAAAGGTTTGTATATTATTTAAATCGCGAAAGCCTATTGCTGAAAAATTTCAAAATTGGGTCTGCGAGTAAGAAGATATTATGATAACAATTATTAAACATATCCGCAAACAATGGCGGTCCATTCATTATTATCACCTTTTACAAGTTGAAACGGTTTTCCACATCCGTATATTTTTTTGTTTTCAAACAAAAAAACACACACCTCTTTACTACTGTGTGGGTCTATTTGTTGACCAGACTCAACTAACACACCATGTCTAAATATTTGACAATTTATTTCAGAAATAAGAACGGGGTCGTTGCAATTTGGACAAATAACAATTAATTCACTCATATACTTATAATTGTCGAATAATTTCTTTAGTTCGTTTTTCTAATGCTTTCAATGAATTGCATGGAAAAGTTTCAATCAATACAATTTTACAACAAGCCGGTCCATATTTTTGAAATAGTCTCTCTGTGCCATATATTTCCTTTTTAAACGGTCGATTGTAATTCGCCACGTGTTCTTGAAACTCATCTTGCAATGAACTAGTAGTGGATCCAATATAGATATCCTCTTTTTCGATTTCCCGGGTGGAAACAATTTTATAAATGATTGCATCTATTAAGAATTCAGCCATTTGTTATATGAATTGTGTATTAGATAAAATATTGTTAGATTGATTGAAGTATAGAAAGACTAATTTATATAATTCAATTTTATTATTATAGATCATCACGAAAACAAATGCCAACTGGAAATCTAGGCACTTTTTCGTCGGAAGAAGTCAACTCTTGAAATCGAACTGTTAGTTTCTTTCCGATGTAATGGTTCCCATTTTGAAACAAAATGGCACGGTCTTCGTGGGTTCCTCGTGGACGGCAGTGAAACGTTTTCCCTTCTTCTGTTTGACATATCCAAATAACGCATCCTTTTTCCAATCCATCCCCTTCACGAAATCCAACTACTGTATATTCATCATCCATAAACTCTTTGTATTTGAGTAAATCAACCGAACGACTATTTTTATAGTATCCCATAGGATTCCGCAGCATAATTCCCTCATATCCATCCGCCACATATTTGTTATGCATTTCTTTCATATGTGCATCCGAAGAGCAAGATTCGGTTTGAACTAACACAATGTTTTCAAAAGAATGTTTGTTGAAAAGAACTAACAAATCTCGATGACGTTCCGCATATGGTTTATCATTTATGATATCGTAAACATAGTATTTTATTTGTTGCTGTTTTTGTAAAGCCTCTGGGGTAAGAGATTCCCGTTTAACCAATCCAACTATTTCTTGAAATGTTAGTTTGTTAGTATATAGTTCTCCATCTAGTATTATGCCAGATGGAAGCTCATTGACAATGTGAGTTAAATGGGCGAATGGTTTGCGGGCTCGAGAAAAAAGACCTTTTGAACCAACCGCTCGAACTCCATCTAATTTGGGTTGAACAAAACAAGGAAACTTTGCACTTTTTCCACGTTTATTGTAATCATGCGCTAACATAGGGAGAGGTGCCGTTTCATCAATCTCTTTTTTGTTAGATAATATTGTCTTGGATTGTTGTTGTTGTTGTTGCAAGTCTTGTAAATAATATCCATTCTCTTTCATCTTAGTCCATGCAGATTGAGATTCTAATATAGCTTGTTGCAATGGAGTGGTCTCATTTTTCTTCCCAACATTTTTGCCTTCTGAAATAACCTTTTCATTTACTTGCATTTTTCCACCCAGAAAACCACGTATAGTTTGAATTATTCCGCATCCATTGTCTTCAACTACTTGAATCGACCATACTTTTATTTTACCATTTGTGGCATCACCATGAAGAGTTGGAAAAGAGGACATAATAAAGTATTATCCGTCCGTTTATATTATTCTGCATTGTATAATTATAACAAATGACAGACTGAGTATAAAGGGCATAAAAAGAATATAATATTCTTTTTTAAAATGAATATTATTATTCCGATAGGGGGTAAAGGAGAACGTTTTAAAAAAGATGGTTATTCTCAACCAAAACATTTAATTGAAATCTTTGGAAAACCAATGATTTTATATGTATTGGATAATCTATCAATCACGTCAGAAGATAATGTATTTATCATAACCTATAACCAAAATGATGTAAATCCGAATGAAAATTTTGAAAATATAATACACGCTACCTATCCAAACGTAAATATAATTTATATTTCGAAACAAACCCAAGGTGCGGCAGAAACTATATTGTTAGGAATAGAATCATTTATTCACAAAAATGTCCTCAATGATAATCCAGTGATGATTTTAGATTGCGATACTTTTTATACATATGATGTTGTAAATGCTTATAGGATGTCAGTGAATAAAAATGCGGTATTTTATACTATTAATACGGACAAAGAACCAATCTATTCATACATTTTATTGGACACGGAAAACATAATCATAGATGTAAAAGAAAAAATGAAGATAAGTCATAATGCAAATACTGGAATATATTGTTTTAAAAACATACATTTTTTATATCATCTAACAAACATTGTCTTGAAAGAGAACAAACGATTTAATAATGAGTTTTATACCTCGTGTGTTGTGAAAGAATGCATTCACAATGAAACGATGTGTGGAATTGAAATTCCGGCAAACTCTGTATTTAACTTAGGAACCCCCGCCCAATTGTTGAATTTTATTAATAATAAATATGCCTTTTTATTTGATTTGGATGGAACTCTCGTTTTAACAGATGATATATATTATGATACATGGAAAGAAATATTACAAGAGTATAATATTGTTCTAACATTCGACATTTTTAAATCTTACATATGTGGTAACAGTGATATAAATGTGGTGCGTAAGTTAATACCGAAAATGCTTAATATGTTAAAAGAAATTTCAGACAAAAAAGATTCTTTATTTATAAAAAACATTCATAAAATAAGAGTGGTGCCTGGAGCAATTGATTTCATTAAAAATGTATATAATAATGGGCATCGATTAGCAATTGTAACCAATTGTAACCGGCGTGTGGCCGACTATATTTTACATTATTTGCAAATGAATAAATACTTTCACACTGTGATTGTAGGAGGGGAATGTGCAAACCCCAAACCACAACCAGATCCATATAAAACGGCTTTAAAAGTTTTTAATATGTCAAGCGATAGAGCAATTATATTTGAAGATTCTAAAACGGGATTTTTGAGTGCAAATTCAACTTCGCCAAAATGCATTGTTGGAATAGAAACAATGTATTCACATGATGAGGTATTAAATAGTGGAGCAAACATTTCAATCAAAGATTTTATAAACATTACGATAGATGATGTAATATGTTTTAATAATTTAAACTCGACCAAAATAAAATCATACATTCGAAGTTCCATGTGCAATGAAAATATTCTTGATATCATCATTAATGATGAAAAACTGAAAGGAGGGTTTATTTCGGATGTTGTATCTTTAAAAATAATTACAGATAAACAAGTCCGTCATTGTGTTCTTAAATTAGAAAGTAAAAATGTTACATTCCTTTCAAAAATGTCAAATGAGCTTGGGTTATATGAAAGAGAATATTACTTTTATTCAAATATTTCTCAATACATTCCGATTAAATGCCCTCCAAATGGCATTATTATTAAAGATGAAAATTTTGACAACATTGGCATTTTAATGGACAATTTGTTTGTAGAAGATTTCAAAATAAATTTAAATTTAAACAAAGAAAGACTGGAAGTATCCCTTTCTATTATTGAAGATATGGCACGTATGCACGCAAAGTTTTGGAATAAAAATCTACAACAAAATTTCAAAGAATTAAAAAAACATAACGACCCCATGTTTTATCCAAAATGGTCGGACTTTATACACTCCAAATGGGAGATTTTCAAAAACAAATGGTCGCATATATTGTCAAATGAACAAATAACTTCTGCTTTTCAAATTGTGAAAAATTTCTCTGAAATTCAAAATCACTTGAGCACATCAAATCTTACACTTTGCCATGGAGACATTAAATCGGCCAATATTTTTTATAAACCATTTGGAGAACCCGGTTCCCAATTATATAAACCATATTTTATTGATTGGCAATATGTTATCATGGGGAAAGGTGTTCAAGACCTTGTATTTTTTATGATTGAAAGTTTTGATATAGACACTATCAATAAATATAGAAACTTATTTAAAGAATATTATTACGTAAAACTTCTTGAGTTTGGGGTTAAATCTTATTCAATCGAGGAATATCAAACCGATTTTGATTACTCTATTAAACATTTCCCCTTTTTTGTGGCAATATGGTTCGGAACATTAAATGAAGATGAATTAATTGATAAGAATTTTCCATTTTTCTTTATTCAGAAATTATTCAACTTTATACCAATTTAAAAACCAAGCGATATATTGGTATAATGCAAAAAAATATTAAAATAGAGAATCAGACATTCGAAGTTAGACATAATGTGAAGTCCCAATCCGCGGAGATATCAACTAGCGAACTTTTTTTTGAATATTATGACTCAAATGCAACTTCAACTTCAACTTCAAATAACAATTCAGTATCTTTCTTTTTATTGTTTGAAACTTGTTTTGATGGTGCGTTTTCTCATTGGGTTTATGAATCCGCGATTTACTTATATTATTTTTTTGAATTAAAATCAGAATATCCAGAATTGAAATTATTGGTTAAAAAAAATCCAAAAAGAAGCTATAAAAATCTATTTTTCAAAGCATTAAATATAAGTGATAATGATATACACTGGATTGAAAATAAAGAATTCGATGATTGTAAAACGGTATATAATAACATTCCTATCCACAATGTTTGTATAAATACAACGCCTCATTACATGAATATGTTTGAAATCCCAAATAAAGATGATTTTAAAGAACTTATTATTAAATTCAGAAATAAGATCATGAATAATTTAAACATTACATATCCCGCAGAAAAAACATTAGAACACTTGTTTTTCCCAAGGTCTAAATTAGAAAATAATGTGCAAAATGATAGAAGAATCAATTATGATACAGTGTATAAGGTGTTGCAAGGAAAACAATATGTAGAGTATGATACAATAAATACAAAAAATTTAAAAGACCAGATTGAATTATTAATTTCTTCAAAAAATGTTTTTTTAGATTGGGGGTCTTCAATGTTAGTAAATGGATTATTTTGTAAAGATAGCACTATTCTAATCAGTTCTACATTAGAACATCAAAGAAAATATAGATGGTTTAGTGTATTTTTTGAGATATCAATGGAAAATAATAATAATCAGTTTATAAAGATTTATTAAATGGACTTTTATTAAATGGACTTTTATTAAATATTGTTAGTTGGAGTTTGAATGCTGGTTCCTCTCATAAATTGAATGGCGTTTACTTCTGCATATGGACTATCTTCTACGCATGACATAGTATGACCTCGGATGGCGGGCGTTCTTTTAACCATTGAACAGTTTTGAATGTCGTCTTCTTCTTCTGCATCTTCGAATTGACTAATAGTCTTCATATAACTACCCCGAACTGATACAGAACGAGATAATTGAAAATCATTTGGCTCAAAATGTCTTGATTTTGGCGGATCCACGTTATAAATGCATTGGGTTCCTTGCGATGATTGTCTGGCATGAATGTACATGTTTCCATTTCTGATTCCGATTGTTTCATGACAAGTGAAAATGTCATCACACAACATAGTTAACAATTTGTCTTCTTTTAATTCATTCTCGTCCATATATTTTTTGATTTCGACCATAAGGTCGGTTAGTTTCTGTTTGGCATTTTGTTGCTTTAACTTTTTTTCCGTTCTTCGTAGGGAATCATCTATTTGACCCGCTTCATATATTGTTCGCATTGTTTTATTTCGTAACCATTCTTTTGTTAGATTGTTTAGAGCCAAAGGTTCTTCCGATAAGACATATTCGAATAGTTCATTCGTTTCTATGCATACCCCGCAAATAATGGCTTTAAATTGGGCTGGGTCACTTGAACGAACCGCATATGTCTTGCTCATCTTAGTGACTAAATGGTCTATATCGATTTCGGATCCCCATGTGTTATTTTTCCAATTATAGATTTCACCATTGGTAATATGAATTTTGACATTTTTAGCAACTCGATTCAACAACCGATAAATAATTTCAGAACATGCAAATGCGGACTTTTCAAACTCCGCAATAAATCGGTATCCCACATTTGGTCTGGCTTGTTGGATTCCTTTCAATAACTTAAAATCGTGGTCTGCCCCATAACCAATCAATTCTAATTGCACTGTATCTGGAATTTGACAAGCACATTCTATTAATTTTTGGACATCTCTTTCGCCACTGGTTGCTTGCCCATCGGTTAACACAAATGCAATTAATTCGGATTGCATTTGTGCCATTTTGTGTATTTCATTCAACATTGTTCCAATGTTAGTTGACTCATTCGGATAAATCGTTGAAATCTGTGAAGCCATTACACCCACACTATCGGATGTTAGCGGTTGCATATCAAACACACTTTTTACATTGGTATCAAATGTAGTGAGTGATACATGAATGGGGCCCGTTGCATTTTCTTGCGCTTTTCGACACAATTGTTCTGCAGTAAATTTGGCATATTGCATTCTCGTTCTACCATCTTGGTCGCACGCGTCATCCATCGAGCCCGAATTGTCAATAATCATGGCTATATTAAATTCCGCACTTGGGGCGGGTGCATCCGAAACATCAAATTGGATGGTTCCAAATGACATCGCATTCTCCATTGCATAAGAGCTAAAATTAGTATTTGATTGAGTAAACATGCTTGCTAGTATTGGTAAATAATAATGCAACTTATCACTCTTTATTTTATTTCAATTTATTTTAGTTGATATAAAGAAACATTTATATCAAATCATTCATTTATTCCTATTTAAAGATTTGGATAACTGGGCGGTCCGCATAAAATACCGCATTCTCCACAACGTTGATTCTTTCCCCTTTGAATCAAAATGTATCCACCCATTCCCCATCCCGTTCCCCAACTATTCTTCACTTTATAATAATCCGTTCCATCTGTCCATGTTCCGTATCCAACTGCCAACACCCCATGGTCTAAATTTGTGCCACACGTTCCAGTAAGAACCCCACTTTTATACAACTGAAAATCGGGTTGATTTGCTTGAATGGCAATTGAAACGGGCTGTTTTGCAATGGCCGTCATTAATGCAGAATCCGAATTTTTGGTCACATCTGTAAAAGATTTGGGTGCCACATTTGCATTCTTGGTGCATGTAGTTAGACACGTGCCTTTCTGACCAGTTGTTCCAGATGTATAAGGGTATCCGGACTCCGTGCACAACCCGCCATTTGTCTTTGTCCAAGAAAAAGCATTATCCATTAGACCTCCGTTGCATGCGGAATCAATCGTATCACATGATACCAAATTTTGTTCAGAGAAAGAAACCAATGTTCCATACTTAATTTTATATGCTCCTTCGAGTGCTCCAGTCGCCGAAAAAGACCAGCATGAACCACAATTGCCTTGGTCTTTTACACCCGTCACCGCATCTTGGGTAGTCCAATCCACGCTTACTGGTAAATATACCTCGTTAGATAACTGGTCCTCCTCATCATCATATGTTTCTGGCACAAAATTTCCACGTGCATTGATAAATTGACTGAATTCCTCCGTATTTAGATGAGAAAACTTGTTGTGGCCTAATTGATAAGGCATATCATCTAACATATTGTGTGCCTCAATATAGTCATCGTTTTTTGCATAATTGGACAACATGTGGCTATAATGAGAAACATTTAGAGATGTTTGATTGTGGGTTTGCATCCATGCTTGAAACACCGATTCATAGTAATGTAATGGATGGAGAAAAGAAGAAGCACTCGCAAAAAGAGAAAATAAAACGCCAAGATTCATTTATACATAATAATAACCCATTTTCTTAATACAATTTCATATAATATTTTAAAAAATCAAAATATTTGCAAAAAAATATATGTTATCATACGTTATAATGTCAGAAACGAAATGGTTAAAAACAATGTCAGAAAATCAATTGGTAGACCCTTTTACACAAGCGGGTTCCATCGCTCCACCCCCAGTTGTTATGTCGGGGGATGGAACGGTATTTTATGTTTCAGTTGGGGATTTTTCAGCAATGGCTCGTTACAAATATGAAAATAATGCGTGGACTTTTGAAAATTTTATTGGCACTCCAAATTCTTCTATTGTTGGAACTAAATATTTGCCAAACTCTCTATATACTGTTCCCGTTGCTACATCATTTGATGGAAATACGCTTATTTCTATAAGAGCTGGAATGGCATTTAATACAAAACCTCAAAAAATATACATTACTTCTTATGTGAATGGTGAATTTGTCCAAGCTAGTTCTGAAATTACTTTTGTGCAACAATTTGCCAACCCACCGCACCAATCAAATGGTAATTACATACTAAAGGTAATGTTGTCACTGGATGAATCAAAAATGGTTATTATAACACATAGTGGAATGAATACACTTGTTTTTTCGAATGGAAGTTGGAATTTACTTCCTAGCAGTCCAGACATTTTACAAAGTTATTTTACAGATGATGGTTATGGTGTAGTTGGATATTATATAAACATGTCTACCAATGGAATGTATATGTCATTTATATCTATTGCTGCAAAAACTGTTTTAGTTTTTAAATTTAACAATCAAATAAACAATTGGGTTTTATTCAAAACGATTGATAACAATGCGTTACAGTCATGGAATGGAACTTTGTACGTTGATCAAACATTTGTTTCAAATTCGGGAATCGTGAATGTGGTGCATGGTTCTGGAAAATTGCTTAGGTTTGAATATAGTCTAACAACTAACAACTATGAGTTAATTAATGAAACGAATATGATATTTTCTCGTCCATGGGATAGTAGTCGTGTATATATGTCTGCAGATGGTAATACTTATATATGTCGTTATCGGTATATAGGAATGCATCATGGCGGGGCCTCCAATATATCCATGCAAGTTTTTCGAATGCTCAAATGGAATGGCGCAAATTGGGAATTAAAAGAATTCCCATCGTCTATAGTCCCCTTTATAGATTCATCTCAAGACCCAGGCAATCTTGGAGCATTACTAGGTATGTCATCAGATGGAAATACAGTGATTACAACAACGCCGTACAGCACTAGTATGTCTATAATTAATACTTATTTGAACATATCCGTTCCTACATTGCATTTAGGAGATTTTGTAAAAATTAAGGAAACGGATGTTAATTTCAACGAGTCCAATGTCCTTGTTAAAGACCCAACCGTCGCACTAAACGTTTCTAACAAACATTATGTGGATGTAGAGGATAATGAAATTCATGCACTCATTCTAGCAAGTGCTACAACAGATACAACATCTACAACTGAATATTATGATTTGTTAGGACAAAGACAAACAGTCCAATCTAATTTAGCAACTCAAATCGAAAACTTGTATCAATACTTTTTCAATGCTTCTCGGACAAATTCAAACATTATTTAATTTATTCATATTAAATATATTTAGTATTAATAAATTTGTAAAAAAATTATTCATAATATTGTATAATGGATTTAGTCGGCTCTCTTAAATTCGAATCGTCTCGTATAAATCAGTATTTAGTAGTATCTCCCTCAAGTGCGTTAGTATTTCCCGGAGATTGCACTATCGAATTTTTTTGCAAATGCTCTGTTACCCCTGGAAATAATGGAATATTAATAGCGGCTGGCCCGTCTGGACCATTAATGATTGCTGTAAATAGGGCGATTGAAAGAAATGCAAAAATGTATTTTGATACCTCTTCTTTCTCTCCATATCAACCACAAGCAGAAATAAATGACAATGTGTGGCATCACGTTGCATTTGTAAGAAAAGGAATGTCTACAAATAATGTATCCGTTTTTATAGATGGAGCATTCGATGGTTCCATCACTGAATATTCCACATGGAATTATGGGTCTGGATTTCTGATTGGCGGGTTTATATTGAATGGAGAACCATACCAACCAAACAGTTATAACGGACTTTTATCCAATTTACGTATTTGCAATAATGCTGTTTATGATGCTCCATTTGAAGTTCAACTTGATAATAATCTATCTTCCATACCCGGAACTGTTTTATTATTAAACACGGCATTCAATAATCCTTATGTAGATAGTTCTCCAAATGCGATTGTTATCACCCCGACCCTAAATAATAACCCAACCCCCTTGAAGGATTCGCCAATTACTTTAAATATATCATTATCCTTAGGTGAAAAAGTAATAATTAATAAATCCGATGTTCGCTTCAATGATGCGAACGTTTTTGTGAAAGACCCAAGCTTGGCACTCAATGTTTCTAACAAACAATATGTGGACATAGCCGATGAAGAAATTAATGAACTCATTTTAGCAAGTGCGGCAACATATACAACATCTACAACTGAATATTCTGATTTAATTGATCAAAGACAAGCAGTTCAAATCACTTTAGCCGCTCAAATTGAAAACTTGTATCAATACTTTTTTAACCAATCTCGTCTAGATGCTTTAATATATACACGTCCGTTTGATGTGCTTACAATTGATGGATGCTGTTTATGGTTAGATGGGGCTGATTCGGATTCAATTGTAACATCTAGCACAAGTGTTACTACATGGAAAGATAAGTCAACTAAAAGATATAACTTTACTCAAACAAATTCTTTTAATCAACCGACTTATACAACAAATGCGTTGAATGGAAATTCGGTTATTTCATTTTCAAAGAATTATCAAAATTATTTGGGTGGACCATCTGGTTTTATTTTGGGAACAAATTCATATTCGTTGTTTGCAGTATGCAAATTCAATGACGATTATTCGAGCGGTAGCATTTTCAATCGTTCTGCGTATGCTTACGCGAGTGGTCGTATTATTGTAATACGAGAAGGAACCCTCTACAAAATTGGATATAATAGAGGTGACCCAGATAATCCAACTAAACCATCAGAACTGTTTTACCACCAAACAGAATCCGCACAGCAATACCAAATCTTAGAAGTAGTTGTTAACCGAGTTCAAGGACACGATGAAATGTATAGAAATGGCATTAAATTGACAGAAAATTCATATAGTTCCGACATTGATTCGACTTATTCAAGTGCAAATGCATACAATATGATTGTTGGTGGATACAATAATGCAAGTGGAGGCATAAATCCACCAAGTTCGGATTATTATTTAGATGGGGCAATTGCCGAAATCGTTGCTTTTTCTAATCCATACGATATGACAAATTCAACTAGACAAGAAATAGAAGGATATTTGGCTAAAAAATGGGGACTACAGTCCATCTTACCGAATGACCATCCATTTAAAAATGAATAAATGAAAAATTAATTAAGTGCGTTTAAATTTGAATAAATATATTTGTAAAAAAAAATGTATTTATTATTATTATAATATGTCTGGAATTACTCTGTATTTAGGCGATGAGGTAACTGTTTTGAACTCGAACTTTAATTTTAACAATGCAAATGCATTTGTGAAAGCCCCTACTGAAAACCTCCACGTTGCTAACAAAAGCTACGTTGATACTGCGGACCAAATGTTACGAGATTTAATTATTTCCCAAGCAACTACTAGCTCACAAGCATACACTAATTTATTGGCTATGATTACTCAACTCCAAGCGGATAACACTGCATTAGAAACTCAAGTGGATAACTTGTATCAATACTTTTTTAACCAGCCTCGTGATGGCCCAGTTCCTTCTAGAGAATAAATCAATGACCTCCAATAATGTAATAAAAAAGATTATTATATTATTATTATTTGACATTTTTAAGAGATAATGTTTTGCAAATCTTTGATCTTCCAATACTCGCTTCCTCCATTTGGCAATGGTCTGCGTATAATAAATGGGATTGCTTTATGGTCAAGTTCCATTTCCGCAATCAAATAACCATCAATCATATTGTCTGGCATATGCGTGATAAATGGTTTAGATCCCGAATTAATTTGACTTGCACGTTGCCCAATAATTCTGGCACGTTCAAATTTAGTTATAAACGGAAGTGTGCGATGAAGTTCGTCTACAATATTGCCCATCTCGTCTCTAACAACTTGAGCAAGTGCCATTATTTCGACTTGAGTATGAATTTCGCACTCGGGATGATAGTCTAAAATATAATTTTTATTGATTTCACTGTCAAACTTTTGTAAATAGGATTCATCTTCTTCTTCGTCACTGTCGTCTTGTTGGTCAGCGAGTTCTAATGGCAAACTTTCATCATCGTTGGTTTCATCGACTTCTGCTTTTTGTTCTTCCTCTTCTACTTCTTCATCTGTATCTTCTCCTATCGCATCCGCCATATTTACTTCTGTTTCATCTTCCGATTCAGCATTGCTTGCATTCTCATCAACATTCTCATCATCGCTAAAATAATTTAAATCGGACATATTGGTTATTAATATCTATACATATATAATTAATTTTTAATTCAATTTTATTAAAACAACCTTTATGAAAGGTTGTGCCAAAATGCAATTATATTTAAATTCGAGATTTTAAGAAAAAGAAAGATAAGATGGAAATTGTAAACAAGAACGTAGTTTGGGGGGGGGGGGTAAGGGGGACATTGTCCCCCTAAAGTTTCCAAGCAGTATCACATGTGGAACATAAATAAGCATACTTAATGTTGGCATCATCATATCGAATATAAATAATTTCCCTCTCCTTGTCTTCTGTATTGGTGGTGCAACTGGTGTTAGGGCAAGCAATGTGGTTAATTCTGGGCAATGTTGGGTCCAGCTTTGTGAATGGATTGATTACATTACTAAAGTGATGGTCATCTCCTTTGTTCTTGACATTTATTTTGGAAATAGATACACTATCTACCGTAATTGTATCATTATTGTCTCCACATTTCCGGCAATAATAAGCCAACTCATTCGGAGACTTATCCGAGATTTTAATGTAGTACATGTTATTGCAAAATCGACAAAAGTGCATTGTATATATAAAAGATTAGATAAACTGTTTATGTTAGTTCGTTTTATTATAAAAAAATCATTTCAATTTAATCTTCAAGATTCGAGCATACAATGTTGGATAGTCTATCATTTCTCTGAGACCATAAATGCGAGTTGCACATAAATAAGGTTCAATGTGTTTTTTGGTTTCTAAAAAGGCCAATAATGCGTCATAGTTTTGTTTGAGTCGTTCTTCCATAGACCCCGCAAATTGGGTAGTAAACCAATCTAACCCACTAACACGGGACTTATCGAGGGCGTCACATATTGCAATCTTAATGTTTGCATATTCTAAGATTTCATTATATGGTTTACAGTCTGGACTATCTAACTTCAATCCGGGTTCATTTAAAATAGGATTCTTACAAAAAACGGTGCACAATGTGAGTAGCACAGTAGATATTGTTTGGCACGAGGACCATGGTTCCCCTCGCCATGTATTCAAGATAGAAATGCATACTTTCCCATTTGTGTATAAATTGGGATTAAATCGAACACGCCCGTCATTCGTATGACACGTAACAATCGGGGGAGAATATGGATAATCTGTCGGGAATTGAAACTTGAAAAAATAGAATCCGCCAAAATAAGGTGTATCTTCCGGGCCAACAATCATTGCCCACCCACGTAACATATCGGTATCATCGTGTGTATAATATATCCCATTACTGTGCAATGGATTCTTCATAATGTCGCGAACATCGGTTAATAATCGATGAATAGATTCTTTTGAAATAGTAACGGTAGACATGTGTTCGTTTGTTAGTATATATGTATGTATTTATGTATTAATTACACATTTATAATGAAAAAAGAGGGAGAACAGATTATGTTATACATTTATGAGTAAACTTTATTTGCACATGCATTTTCGTATTTTTTTATCAAAGTAGCATACATTTGCTTGCGTTCTTCTTGTGTATGGTATGTGGCTAAAATTCGCCCACTCAAATCACTTATTTCTCCCGTTAATTCATTTTCTAAAAAGGGTGTTTCAACTGTGATTGTTCTTTCTAATTTTGGAATAACTAACAAATCTTTCATATTGTATTCACTTGATAAAGGCAACGCATTTTGATTGTCTTGAATTGTATATTGATTCACGGTATGTCGAAATGAAGCCAAATCTTCTTCTGACCAAAACGATTGTTCCTTTTTGGACAATTGTTGCATGCAAAATAGATAGTAGTTAAAATTAATACGCGATGTCATAATTAAATGCCTTCGTGTTTTCCCTTTTAAATGGTTTCAATTTTATTTCTTATTTATATATTGCTAACAAATGTATCAATAATTGCAGTCGTTGGTTGAATATATTTGTTAGTGCAATCAATTGATTAATATCCAGACCAATGTTGATTTTTATAATAGAACGAATGTATGATGATTGATGCACTTTTATTTTATGCTGAATTGTTTCTAACAAAGTATGTATTTTGTTAGTTATTTCAATAGTAGAGATGATAGATATCTGGACTGGGCTTGGAACTTTGTCTAATTTCAAATGTTCTATGTCAATCATGGTGCCATCGTCCCCTTTATCTGTTATTATTAATGGGTTGTCATCGTCAATCGATACTTTTTCATATTTTTGAATAATGTCTTTAATGAGTGCATTTGTTATCTGCAGTTTGTTAGTTAAATCGGTGGATTCTATTTGATGTTGAAAAACAGCATAATCCGAATCTTTGTGGTCTACAATAAATCGAAAAATGTTTTGAGTAGAACTAATGTATGTTGAAAAAGATACAATAGAATACAGTAGAGCATTACATAAAAACATGTTCTCCATATACTAACAACTAACAAATATTTTAAAGATTTGAAAATGGCAAATAAAATTGATTATAAAAGTGAAATAGAAATATACCCATATATTATACAACCACATGAATACAATGTATACTACACCACTATCAGAATTTTTAAAAGAACATCACGCTGTTAGCGGGCCAAATGGAAGCAATTTTACGCATGTTCGCATCGGAAATGACGCCCGCATTCACGGTGGAACCAATGTTCCAGGAGGTTCTTATTCAATCCCGCCAGAAAAAATGCAGACCTTTTATCGTCTGTATTGCGACCATGTGTTTAAATATAAAAAGCCAGAATATTTGGCAGAAAGACAGATGCCAAATGGACCTCCTATTGTAGTCGATTTAGATTTTCGATATGATTATTCTGTTTGTGAGCATCAATACAGCGAAGGTCATATATTTGACATTGTTGAATTATACTTGGAAGAAATTAAATCACTTTTGCAAATTGACGAAGGTGCCGTGATTCAAGTTTATGTGATGGAAAAAGAACACGTCAACCGATTAGAAGGCAAAAATCTAACAAAAGATGGAATTCACATCATGTTTGGGGTTCAAATGGACCATGTTATGCAACTAATGTTGCGCAAAAGAATTCTCAAAAAAATCCCCGAAATTTGCGACATTCCAATCACAAACTCATGGGAAACTGTGTTTGACGAATGCATTAGTTCTGGTAAGAACGGTTGGCAATTGTATGGTTCCAGAAAGCCGGACCATGAAGCATATGAATTAACAAGATGGTATGTGGCGACTATGAGTGATTGTGGTTCCTTCGAGCTAGATGAACAAGAAACCGAATTTGATGTAATTGCGAATTTTGAAAAATTGTCTGTTCAGTATACGGGCAATCCCAAGTTTGAAATCAATGTAGACATATTGGAAGAATACAATCAGCAATTAGTAGCCAAAAAACATTCCGCTCCTATTTCAAGTCAAACCAATTCGACTCCACTCACAGAAATTAATGGGAGCAATTACATGCAGTGTATTGAATCGTTGTCTTGTATTGAAGAGTTGCGTGCCGCTACAGAATCCGTGCTAAATACACTTACTACCTCTATGCGGGAAATCCACGATTATACACAGATTTTGCCAGAACAATATTACCAACCTGGGTCTCATGTATTGAATCGTAAAGTTGCATTTGCCCTAAAACACACCGATGACCGACTCTTCTTGTCTTGGGTTATGTTGAGAAGTAAAGCGGATGATTTCGATTATGGCGACATTCCCAATTTGTATCGAGAATGGTCTAAAATGACCCGACGCAACAATGGCATTACCAAGAAATCTATTATTTATTGGGCAAAACAAGACGCATATGAGGCATATATGGCGGTCAAACAAAATACATTAACCACTTATATTGAGAAATCAGTTCAAAACATCAATGATTACGATATGGCCATGGTGTTGTATCAAATGTATAAAGAGAAATACATATGTGCAAGCATTACTCATAAACAATGGTATGTATTTCACAACCATCGATGGGTGATTGACCGAGGCCAAACATTGAGAAAAGCGATTTCGCAAGAGATGTTCATGCAATATTACGCATTTCAAGCCAAATGCATAGAAGACCATAGTAAAATAAAGGAGGAAGACGAAGAAAGTAATGAAAAAGTTCGCATTATTAAAAATATGATAAAAAATCTATCCACCATTTTGCAAAAGTGCAAACAATCCAGCGACAAGGACCATATGATGAAGGAAGCATTAGAACTCTTTTACGATGACAACTTTATTAAAAACATGGATTCTAACAAATACTTGATTTGTTTCACCAACGGGGTCATTGACTTTGATGCAAACAATGAATATGGCGGACGCATTATATTCAGAGACGGTTATCCTCAAGACTACATTACCAAAACAACGGGCATTCCATATGTTCCCAACACGGCGTTAGATACAGTAAAAGAAAAACAGATTACCCAATTCATGGAACAAATATTCCCAGACCCCGAATTAAGAACTTATATGTGGGACCATTTGGCGTCGTGTTTGATTGGCACAAATATGAATCAAACTTTCAACATTTATGTCGGCAGTGGTAGTAACGGAAAATCGTTGTTGACCGATTTAATGAAACACACCTTGGGAGATTATACGGGAACGGTTCCAATTACTCTTGTAACGGAAAAGAGAACGGGTATCGGCGGGGTATCTCCCGAATTGATTCAATTAAAAGGCGTTCGTTATGCGGTGATGCAAGAACCGTCCAAAGATATGCGTGTCAATGAAGGTATGATGAAACAATTAACGGGCGGTGACCCATTGCAAGGTCGTGCTTTGTATTGTGACAGTGAAACATTTGATCCCCAGTTCAAGCTGGTAGTTTGCACCAATTCATTGCTGGATTTCAATAGCAATGATGATGGCACGTGGCGTCGCATTCGAAAGTGTGATTTTGAATCTAAATTCGTGGATGCCGAGGATTACGAAGAAGCAGAAAAAGATGGAAAAACATTTATTAAGGACAAAGCACTCAAGGACAAAATGCCAGATTGGGCTCCTATATTTGCAAGTATGTTAGTGACTCGTGCATATGCAACAAAGGGAAATGTGGCCGAATGTTCCCGTATATTGAATTCATCCAAACAGTATAGACAGAGCCAAGACCCATTCACAGCATTCATTAGCGAAAAGATTGTGATTTGCGACAAGACATCTATGCCATTGACTGAAATGGAATTGAAGACGGTGTTTAAGGAATGGATTCGAGAATCATATCCGGGATACAAGTATAAGTTACCAGAACTATATGGAATTGTGATAAAGAAATTTGGAAAACAAGAAGGAAAAGGATGGGTAGGCATTCGACTAAATGAACAAGTGATTGAGGCGGGTTCAGATGGAGATATGTAATACAACCTTTGAAAAAGGTTGTTCCAAAAACTACGTTCTTTAGTTTCGTTTATTAAATAATAACATCATTAAGTCATCCTTTACTTGTAATTCAGTCGCATCATCATATCTTTTTTCTAAAAAGTCACGGATTTTTTTTACATTTATTTCGTCTGAATATTCATTCATTTTTTCTTTAAGGTAATCACAAATTGTTTCATACATATCGTCAATTAACGTTTTTCGTCCTACCACATCCCAATTCCCATCACAAAAAATGTAGGCATATTTGCTTTTGAGGTCTTTAATGCACACATTCTTATTTTGAGGTGCATGGGGAGAAAAATGTTTTAGTTTTACACATTCTAATACAGAACTACAAGACTTATTAAAGACAAAACTAATTCGTTTCAATGTCATATGTTCCATACATTCTGACCCATAATTGTTAATGGTGATTCCAGATATAGTTGTTTGGCTATTATCGGTTACACTATGGTCTTGACTATTGTCTTGACTATTATCAAGTGTATTGTGACCGTTATTTCCGTTCAATATTAGTTGATTATTTTCTGTTCCGCTTATATCCGGAGTATTCGTATTGTTGTTAGTTGTGCTGGCTGGTAATTGTTGTGGCGATTGGGATATCTTCTTTTCTAAACGGTCTACTCGATTCACTAGATTCTCTAAATTGTCATTAGTAGTTTTTATTTCTTCTTGCAACATATCGTGTTCTTTTTTTGCTGGACACGTTGTATGATGTCGGGTTAAATGTGAATTATTTGAAAAAGATTTATTACACCAATTGCATGTAAATGATGTTTTTGTATTACATTTTCTTATCCGTTCTAAATGTCGCATTAAATTTGACCTTCCGCTAAACTCCGCGCCACATAACTCACAAGAGTGTTGTTTCTTCATTTATAATAATTTATAGTTTCGTGTCTTTAAATTGAAAAAGACTCGAAATGGTTAAAATCGACGCAAAATGGTCAAAAATCGACGCAAAATGGTTGAAAAAGACGCATTATGGTCAAAATCGATGCAAAATGGTCAAAAATCGACTCGAAATGGTCAAAATGAAAGTCAGTCACAAATGTATGAACCCGCAATTAAATCTCAAATGTAATATCGTTTGATATTTATACTTATTTTTCTACTTTATTTTAATCAAAATAACCTAAAAGTTCCGCGCGCGCGGCCTTTTTCTGCCAAAAAGGGTTTTACCATAAATATTCAAAAAGGAAAGTTCAAAAATTTGACATAATTTGTTAAACGATATTTGCTTTTTCTAACATTATTTTTGCGGATAAAAATAATATTATTGTTCAATTAAATAGAATTATATATGTTTTTGGGAATAAAGGCCGCGATGAAAGTGTATATCATTCGAATCATTTTAACAAAGAAATGACTAACATGAGGATAAATCATTAATGCAAGTGAAATGCCGGCGATTTGATATGTTGTTAGTAAAAATTGATTTGCTGAAAAAATCAGTATTAAAATAAGAGTGCTCGCTAAAATGTAGTAAATAAATAAAAACAAAGTATTCCATTTCATTAAATGATTGTATTGTTCCGATTCATAATATCCCTTGCGGTATTGAGTATCACTGTCGATTTTTGTTTTGTTTATTTCATCTAACAAATCTTCATTGTAATTGTATTTCTCTGTCAACAATTGCACATCTCTTGCCGTAATTAGTTTATCGGGTCCATCTGGACATACAGCTGGTATAGTTTTTGTTTGAAATATCATATGATATATATGATACATAAAATAAAATTGATTTAGATAAACCATTTGTCTGACAATATATTAAACCATGACTAACATAAATACTATGACTAACAAAGAAGTTTCACAGAAGAAGGGGTTGAAACGCAATACGATTGACAAATATTACACTAAAGAGACGGTGGTTGAGTTATGTTTAAATCTGTTTAAAACCCATATAGAAATAAATGAAACCGATTTAATTATAGAACCAAGTGCGGGCAATGGTTCATTTATTGAAGGCATTAAGTCATTGACAAATCATTCTCAATTTTACGATTTAGAGCCCGACAATGAAGAAATTGTAAAACAAGATTATTTATTGTTTGATACAAAGGTAACTGAGAATTTTAATAAAATTCATGTGATTGGAAACCCGCCATTTGGCCGTCAATCTTCACTTGCAATTAAATTCATTAAAAAATCATGTGAATTCTGTGATAGCATTTCATTTATATTGCCTAAAAGTTTTAAAAAGGACAGTTTAAAAAAATCATTTCCACTACAGTTTCATCTTCTATGTGAGAATGATTTACCAGATAAATCATTCTTAGTTGATGGGGTAGAACACGATGTCCCATGTATATTTCAAATTTGGATAAAAAAGACATATAACCGCGAGTTGTCTAAAAAAGTAGACCCATTACATTTTATATTTGTTGAAAAAACAGACAATCCAGATATTTCATTTCGTCGAGTAGGGGTGAATGCGGGAACGATTGACACAAATATAGATGAAAAAAGTAGTCAATCGCATTATTTTATAAAATTTACAAATGGCAAATCAATTCATCATAATATACAACAGTTGTCTACTATCAGTTATGAATTTAACAACACTGTTGGTCCAAAATCTATTTCAAAACAAGAATTAATATTTAAATTTAATCCGCTTTTATTGTGAAGTATGATGCAATTATATTTGATAAATTCATTAAATAACACAATGTATTGTCTCTGAACCCAATCTCAAAGAGCTTGTATGTTTTATTTTTTTTGCTGGTAAATTGGATTGGATTGCAAACAACACACAATAATTTGCTATTTTCATTATTGTGCACATTTTCTAGAATGTATTTGGAGCCTCGATTCGATTGTTGCCCACCTCCCCATAAATCTAATTGATTCATACCAATAATGATTTTATTGGTTGATTTTTGCAGAATATACCAATCTGGAATTTCTGTTGTAACGTGTCCTTCGCACACTTTTTCAAAACAAACATCAAATATTTCTGGGTCTAGTGCTAATTCCAAAATAACTGTTTTAACTATGCTATTAAATTTATTTCCGCGTATTACTCCTTTTGTGCCGGCGGGTATCAATTGCAATAAATACTCTCGTATTATATTTTGACTTGTTTCATCGTCTGTATATTTTTTCAATATATGACTTAATTTCTCTATTTCTTTTTTGGCAGAAGCAGTTTCCTTATATACTGGCAGCAATTTTTCATCTGTCAATTCTTGTATAGTGTTATAACAAATTTCTTGTTTTATTCTTGCGTTAATTTGTTCCATAGTAAATAATAATGTGATTTGACAATTATTATTTACAATTCAATTTTATTGTATTAAGTGAACGGATTTAAAGAACAATATCCCAATGTAGGATTAAATGTGAAAAATGCTGGGCAACATTGTTGGTTAGTGCAATTGCCTTTTCCACTAGTGTACAATGACGTAGAAGATGAACTTCCTCCCGCACCCGTCCCACTCGGGGTCTCGTCACTGGCTAGTTTTGGAAGATTCGATAAATTGGTATCGTATATATCATAATCTATATTGTTTCGGTTAGTAATATCCGCCGCTTGAAATAAGATGCGAATGGTAAATATACCAATCACTAACGCCATCGCCGTGGTTAGAACCAAGTCTGGAATAAAATCAAAATAAAACCGCATGGCAGATATGGCAATGACACAAACAACCATGATGGCAATGGTTTTAAGTATCTTTGTTTGCGCCGAATACTTTTTGCCATAGTAAGAATTCACTTTAACAACCCGTTGTTGATTTGCCAGATGAACATCTTTAATTGTTTTACATGTGGAGCCATCCATACAATCGGTGTCATTTACTAAATCAATTAATTGTGCTTCACTTATAGTATAAGTCGTCATATAATATAATTTATATTTTATTTGTTAGTTGTTAGTTTGGAAAAGGCAAAAATACCAATTCCCGCGGTTAGAACAATTAAAAAAAGGGAAGTATATTTTTCTCGAATGGAGATTAATCGTAGATCGTGGTTCATAGAATCGGCAGTAGTTTGATCGAGTTGGCTTGGCATTTTATTTTATTATATTCGCCGATAATAAAATGAAAATTAATTCTTAATTGGATAAAACATCATTTTTGCTAAAACTCCTCCAATCAAAAGAATTCCAACAAATAATTCCATGTTTTGGTCATATTGGTCATTGTAAAGTGATAAAAAATTATGTTTCATTTCAAAGGATGAATTGAGTATAGCTAAAGAGGCTTCGTTTTTGGCATGTTCGCCAAGTAAAAAAGAGTCCGCCTCCATAATAGTATCGCTACCCGCGTCCGCAATAGTATCACTACACTTATAATTAGTTAATGCAACTGAGTCATTGTATTGTTTCATTGATAAATAACTTCGTATCTTATCGAGTGTTAAAGACATATATTGTATGATTCGATTATTTATTCATTTTTTGTTCGTCCCTTGTCGTTGTTCGTCGTCCCTTTTAGTCGTTCCTTATTAGTCGTCCCTTTGTCCTTATACGCAGACCCGATAATACAACGATTCAATCGCTGTTTTACTCGGACGCTTAATCTCAACCACCTCCCCTGGCCGAACAAATATGACTTGAGCTACTGGGTCAAACCGAGACATTTCGGGAAGCATGGAAATATCCGATACATTGTATTTCTTCTTAACAAGGTCTAATTCCGCATTGTTTAATATTCGATGAGGAGGCACTAAACTATGTTCTAACAAATTGTATTGAAGACGCTTCAAACTCTGCACAATGATGTAAATGCCATCTTGTTCCCAAATGTGTTTGATGCTATTTGTTAGCGTCTCGTTCATATCATCCTTCACAATAATGTAAAGAATGTCTTTTTTAGTTAAAATTTGTTCTAAATTAAACAAATCATCAATGATTTCTTGCACTGTTTGCTGTTTAAGAGTATTGCCTAAATAATACCGAATGTACATTTTGAGAGTAGGAGAGTCGGCGGTTGTTGGTTTTTCAACTAACATATCTAATTGTTTGTTCTGGGTCATTGTGTTTACCTCATTTATGCTAAAGTTTGCATAATCTTCTGTATTGTAACCTTGTCTTGTTAGCAAGTCAACCAGAATTTGTCTGGATTTGTGGATAGATGAAATTAAGCTACTTGAAATCATTGTTGTGATATAATATAATAGAATAATCAAATGTCTTTATTATTTCAATTTTATTTAACTATATTTTGTTAGATGTATATAACAAGACACCTTATAGCCCCATTCCAAATATTGCCGTTAGTTGTTGTAAATGAAACCTTAAATTGTGTCTCGGTTTTTGAACTTATAATAGGCATTCCAACATTTTCAGATGCTTGATACGGATTGTATGTGCCACCACTACCCGGTGATAAATAACTAAATGAACTAAGAACAATATAATCGGTAGTATTACGTGTATTTTTAGTTAAAGTCATATCTGCAGAACGATTAGTGGCGGTGCTACCTATACTACTCGACAGTATCTCACATACTGGAAATGTTTTTTCCAAACTAACACTATTAACATTGTAATTACTAACAAAATTATTACTAGGAATTGAAGGAACATACATTGAAATTGTATCAAATGTAACAGTTACACTACCCGTAAATTTAACGGTTGTCACGTATGCAGTGTTTGATTTGGGGTTTTCGTAATAGAGTATTCTTTGAGCAAATCCAGCATTCGTGCCACTCACGGCGTTATTTGTAACTGACCCAAAATTGTAATAATCTGTTCGTAAAGTATTTTTAGTAGCCAAACTAGTAGTGGCAGAATATTCGCCGGGTGAAGTGTAAGTGTAACTGTATGTGTCTACCGCAAATTGTGGAAAATAATTGCACGGGTTATAGTCTAAACTATTTGTCTTGTAATTTCCTATCGAACTGGCAATTGCTCTTTCTGTTTGATGTGGATAAAATGTTACACACCATAAATAAATAGTCGAATTTGCTGCTAAAGTTATTGCAGCTGAAGAATTCAACCAGACCTTATATGAAGAAGCTGTTTTATCATATATTATAAACTGATTTATTTGTGAAAGCGTAAAAACATTTGTGGTGCCCACAGCATTAAACAATTGGATAATACACATATAATTTGTGGCATTATTCCTATTTTTTGTTAAATTTATTGTATATGTTGAATTTAGTGGAATATTAGTAGTAATTGTAATAGAATTAAGTTCGTATGCTGGAAAATAATCTGTAAAACCTACGCTACTTGCGCTATATCCAACACTCATTTAATATATTACAATAATATTATTTTGTTAGATGTTAGCTGTGCCTTGGATAGTTCGAGTTTGATTATTTTCTTCCACTTTGGATTCCATTTCATTCTCGTCCTTTTCTTCGATTGTAGTCAAAATGTTTTGTTTTGGCACTGGAATGTCTTCCAATTTCCACACTGATTTCTTTGTCGCTTCATTGTAATAATAAGGCTTGTTATATTTCTTTGAAATATGTTTGACCCATCCTTCGGGTAGTTCTTCTTCTTCGGGTTTTGGTTCGGGTGGAGGAACCTCTGTGGTGGGATTCACAATTTGAGGAACACTAAAATCAACTTCTTTTACATTTTCTGGTTGTTGTTGTTGTTGCTCTTGCTCTTTATTCATTTTACTCCACACATCTATTGTGGGATTTAAAGTTAAAACCGAAGGAGCCTCCCATCCAGTTTGGGCGGGTCGTTTGTTCCAGTCATCCCCATTATTCCAACCATCATTCTTTTCTTCCATATTATTCCAATCAACCCCTATAACGGGGTTTGTTTCAATGGGTGCATTTACTTTAGGTGGTTCACGGACTTGGACAATCGGGGCTTCCTTCTTTAATTCTTCCATCTTATCTAGTATTGGTTTCATTTCGATTTCACCATTGGCTCGTTTTGTTTGATTCTCTAAATGGGCCGCCAATAAATAACTTAAATCCGTTGAATCCGTTTTGATTTTTAATAATTTATTGAGATTGTTAGATTCCGTCATATTCAATAGATTGTCCACATTGTCGTCCGTAATTAATCTCATTTGAACATTAATCACTTGCAGTTCTTGAATAAGTTGTTTGAATGAATAAGGAACCCGAACCATACTAAATGAACGACCAAACCGACTTATTTGTTTAATTGGTTTTCCCTCTATTTCTCCAAATTGGCCGGGACCATCAATCGATGGACTGAAAAAGATATCTTCCTCTGGATTATACACCGCAATCATTCCCGTCTTGTTGCAAACTGCCATATAATACTCATCGGCTCGTTTCAAGAAAGAATCCGATAAAAAACTAGTCATACCGTGTGACATAATTGCATCACGTTCCATCTCACCAATCCTTAACCCACCATCATTGGCACGTCCTTGCACGGGTTGTCTTGTTAGCATTGTATTTGGGCCATCATTACTGCGATAATTAATCTTATCTTTTACCATGTGTTTGAGACGCATGTAGTAGGTCGGGCCAATAAAGATATTTGATTCAATGGGTTCTCCCGTCATTCCATTATACAGCACTTGAGTTCCGCTTGAATGAAACCCCGCATCATTTAATAATTTTCCGTATAATTCATGGTTTGGTCCATTTGTTTCAAAGGCAGTGCAGTTTCCAAAGGCCCCATTCGCCAAACATGCTTTCCCAAAAACACATTCCACCAATTGTCCGATTGTCATACGGGATGGAATGGCGTGAGGGTTAATAATAATATCGGGTTTTATACCATCCTCCGTAAAAGGCATATCTTTTTCGGGAATAATTAGTCCGATAGTCCCTTTTTGTCCAGCCCTCGAAGCCATCTTATCTCCAATCGCGGGGATTCGTTCTTCTCGCACACGAATTTTAGCTAAACGCAAACCTTTTTCATTTTCCGTAATAAAGGTCTTATCTACATAACCGAGTTGTCCCTTTTTAGTAAACACCGATGCATTGCTGATTTCTTCAGAATCAGTTGTTGTTGTTATCGCGCCAATCATCACTATTTTATCATTAATAGGAGTGTTTTCAATGACAACTCCATTTTCATCCAAATAACTGTAATCATATCCGGGCGACGTTTTTACTGCACCCGTTTTAAAATTAAAAAAGGTGGTCTTAGTGGTTTCTTCACTGCTTGTCTCCATATCTTCAGATGATTCATAGAGTGTATGGTATGTTGTTCTAAAAAGACCTCTGTCCACGGCACCTTGGTTAATGAGGATGGCATCTTCGACGTTGTATCCAGTGTAACACATAATAGCAACAATGGTATTAATTCCGTATGGATTTTCTTCTTTATTGACCAGCTCTAAATATCTCGATTTAATGAGGGGGATTTGACCATACTGTAAAATAACACTCATTTTGTCTAAACGCATCTGATAATTCGTATGATACATGGAGACGGCTTGTTTGCTCTGACCACACGAAAATGCATTTCTGGGCAATGGATTATGTTCGGGATAAATGATACTATTTCCTAACACACCTAACATAAGGGAGGGGTCAATTTCAAGATGGGTATGGAACTTTCCAATATCCGCCATTTTAAATGCAATCAATGCGGATTCTTCTTCTAATCCATCAATATATTCAATTACCGATGCACTTTCACTTAACTCTTTTATTAAAGTGGGGTCATCGTGTTTTATTTCGATTAAATCATTTGTATAAAGTGAATTATGAAATGGGTAAAAGGTAGGGGATTTTTTCCTTGCAAACCCACTCACAATTTTAGTCCAAGACAGTTCAGATGACAGTTCTTGCAAATCAGATGGTTTATGTTTACGACTACTTACTCTATCTGGGATTGCTCTAACATAACTACGCTCGTCCTTCGCATTTTGGTCAATGTAATATAGAGGGCGTGTCATTCTCCCTCCATCGGTATAAATGCACAATTCATTCTCTTTATAGTTGAAATAAATGCATGTATGGAATGGAATGACTCCATTTCGCTTATACAATTTCAAAATGTATGCCATTTTAAGAGGGTCTTCTGTGATTAATCCAATCCATCGACCATTCACAAACAATTTGGTGTTGACATTGGCATAACTCGGCAAACATAACTTCAATTTAACAATGTGTTCGTTAAACCGCTCAAATAGCCATTCCGTAAACTTATTTCCCGAATACTCCGTTGTAATAATGGTGCTAATTGCCAGATGTTTATGCAATCCGACATTTCCACCATCTGGAGTATCCACTGGGTCAATGTACCCAAACTGAGAATTGTTCAACAAATGGGGTTTTACCACTTTGGCAGTGGGGTCCATATCCAAATTAATTTTTCTTAAATGCGATATACACGAATTCCAAGAAAGACGACTTAAATCTTGCACCAATCCAACGCGTTGGGTATACTGCATAGATCCCCATTTGCCCTTGAATGCCTTTCTAACTCCATCTTCTACCATTAAGCCGTGCTTTTTGAATATATCCACAATGTTACTGTATGAATTCACAATCATAGAACCACTATATTGTGTATTATTGTAGTGTAACCGTTCTACCTCAATTTTAATCTTTTGTTTTTGCTTCAAATAATATTCACGAAACAAATCATACATGAGGGAACCAGACAGTTCAATTCGTTTACACTTAAAATTGTCTCGGTCGGTTGGATGGTCGTCTTTCAAATAAACTCGCAATAATTTTCTTACCATATATCCTACAAAATAGGCTTTTTCAATGTAGTTATCGGTGCCAACGTGTGCTAAAAAATAATTCATTAACACATCGTGCGCACTATAAACCGATTGATGTTTTGTTAGTAAGCCAATAAATTCAAGTGCGGATTGTTGGTTAAACACGACGGATGCATGATGAATCGATGGAATAAACAAATCGATATATTTTTGATTCTTTTCTAAATCTAACAAACAGTATTCAATAATTTGTTTGTCGGATTCAATTCCTAATGCACGCATCAAAATAAATAGAGGGACTGGCTTTCGCACGTTGGGAACATTCACCACAATCTGTTTGTTAGAGAAATTCGCGGTTGGTGCAACCACGGCCACTGAATTCACACGAATTGGTTTTGAGGTATCTTCGGATACAGACCGAATTTCCGCAGAATGAGTAAATTCGTGACCTTCATCATTTTCTTTAATATACAACATGTTGTCTGCAAATTTCTCTTGACTAATGATGACCTTTTCTTTGCCATCAATAATAAAGTATCCACCATAATCATTTCTACACTCTCCCAAATTAAATCGAACATCGGTGGAAAGTCCATTCAAAATGCATAAATTGGATTGAACCATGATGGGGAATTTACCGAGAAAAACCTTTTCGATTTGACTTGTTTCTACCACTTTTTCTCCCATTTCATTGTAATATATGAATTCAATGTCCACGTCGTAATGGATGGTTATCCCATATGTCATGTTTCTCAATCGTGCATCATTCGGATACATGTAATGTTTATAGTTGGATGCCTCATCGTATATGACGGGTTTTCCAAAATAAATGGCATCTCCCGTTTTACCACCTAAATAAATGAGACATTCGGTTTGATTTGATTCTACATTTTCTAAAAATCGGCACGGATTGTTTTCTTTGAAAATGAGGGGAATTCCGTTTGAAATGAAATAATTATATGAATTTATATGATGAGAGACAAGACACTGTTTGTTCTCTTTAAAATATTGTTCAATAATTGTCCATGACACGTGATTTAATGCATTTTCATTCATATATTATAATAATCACATTTTTTTATAATATAATCAACTAAATGTTATTTATAACAATAACAAAGCCCCTAACAAAACAAACATCAAAATGATGGGGAAAAGAACTAAAAACCATGAAATCATTTTATGTCCATCTTTGCATATTAAATTTAAAACCCATGTCCAGAATACGATGTAAATCAGTTTAATTGTAAATACTAACAAAGTGCTGGGGACGCTGCAACTATAGTGTCCTAAATGATACTCACCAACACACCCTATATTTTGAATGGCTGCCAGAATAATAAAAAAGATAGAAAGTGCAAAATAAACCTTGGATGGAGTGCACAACTGACGAAACTGTTGGATATTCATTATATTACACTAACATATTTTATTCTAAATAAGTATTTCAGTATTAAAACCCCGAAACTGCTGGCATTCCAGACATTCCACGAAAGAAATTAAAAACAGAATTGGAGACAGTAGAACTAAATGTAGCGGCATTATCAATAAACCCAACGGAAGAACCATATCCGCCTTTTTGACCCCCCGCCATGCAAGTGCCACAACCACCTTTCATTGTTTGTTTTCTATGTTTTTTACATCTTTTTTTACCGCACATCCCACACCCGCGTTGAGTCTTTCCTCTATGTTTTTTTGTATGCATTATATAATATTTAAATATTTTTATTTTATTTATTCAATGTCAACATGGGTTAACATATGTCGGCGGCAGCACATCTTTTTAAAATTCAATAAATCAAGCACTTCTCCATTCACTGTTTTTTCATGACTTTGACTTGTCAGATAAACCACCTTGTCAATACGGCTTCCACTCTGGACTTGTTTTCTTTTTCGAACTTCTTCACAATAATATTCATACTTGTCTGCCAATACAGTTCCGCATGTAAAACATTTAATAGGAATAATCATTTTTGCTTATATATACTGCAATGTTTTAAATTTAAATCTAAATCAATTTTATTTGTTATTTTCTTCATTTATAAAATTATGATAAGTTGTTCCTTCACTATCGTTTTTGACTAATCCCGCTAAAATAGAGGATTCATATGTTTGTCTTAAAATGTCTGCGGGTGCGGTAGACCCAACTTTCAATAATCCATTGTTTTTTAGTTGAGTTTTTACTTCTGAAATATTGATTTTCTTTAATTTTTTATATTCATCGGTAATCATTTTGCGGGTGCTTGCATTTTTAATTAATACCCCAACATGTCTTGATTTTTTTGATTTTCCGATTACGTGTCGTTTTATAATCGTTTTTTCAAAAGGAAGAGAAGGTGTCGCATTTGAAGAAGATGATTTTAAAGGAAGAGTTGAAGAGGAAGAAGGGGGCATATTAGAAGAAGAGGTTACTGTAGGAAATGTAGGCACTGCGGATTTTAAAGGGACGACGGAAGAAGGAACGACGGAAGAAGGAACGACGGAAGAAGGAACGACGGAAGAAGGAACGACGGAAGAAGGAACCATATTGGAAGAAGGAACCATATTGGAAGAAGGAACCATATTGGAAGAAGGAACGACATTAGAAGGAACGACGGAAGAAGGGACCATATTGGAAGAAGGAACGACATTAGAAGGAGCTACAGTAGAACTAAATGTAGGTGAAGAATTAAAAGAAACGAGTGAAGGTGCTAGTCTGGGCGCATCTGTTTGTCTATGTCTATTATTTCGTGTCATATTTTTTAACGTCTGTTTGATACCATTCTTTAAGCATCCATATGGAATTTCATTGTCCACTTTATATTTTATTGAAGTCGAATTTGTTAGGGTTGGTGTTATCGGCTCATGCACTAACATCGGTTTTGGAATTTGTGCAATGGGTATATCGTCAATTAATTCAGTTGGCAATTCGGTTTGAATCAAATTTACTGATTTTTTAATATTATTTAAATATTCAACGGATGCATTGAATTCATCCGTATACGCACTTAGGGGTTTTGAGGGAGTTGTCTCTTGTTTTTGTTTTTTCGTGTTTGCTAAACTTTTATAATGCTGTACTTGTTTCATAAAAGTATCTTTTAACCGATTGGGTTCTATGTTTGGTGGGTTTTTTCTAGTCGTTTTTTTAGGGGATTTTGTTTGAAGTGCATCTAAGTTAACCATTATTTTTTTGATATTTCCTTCATTGTTAGATGCCATTTATATAAACATTTGAAAATCAAATAGTCTCCTTCACGAATAATAAAACAATTTATTGGTTGGAGGAACTGGGCGTGGTGGGCACATCATTGTGAATCCCGCATTGATATCATCGATTGTAATCGAGGTAGCCTCTTTGCAGAAGATTCTTCGATAATATACTATTTTTATTTTTGATATAAAGGTATCAATGTCTCGTCCGAATGAGGTAAACTGTGCCATTCGTTTTGAAAACCATTGCACCATATTTGGTAAATCATATGAAATGTTAGTTGCGGCTAATTTGGAAATAAACATTTCGCCCAGTTCTTTGGATGTGTACCCATCAATGGAAAATTTCCATGCAAATCTAGATTTTAATCCTTGGTTGTATGAAAAAAAACAGTCATCTAATTCCGTTTCATACCCAGCTATGATTACCATCAGTTCGCTTTTATGCACGCTTAATAATTCACACAATGAATCAATACATTCTTTCGAATAACTATCTTTCTTATCCGCATTTCCCAATGAATAAGCTTCGTCAATAAACAAAACACCCCCAAGGGCGGATTTGACAATGTCATTTGTTTTAATGGCCGTTTGTCCTAGATATCCGGCAACTAAATCACTTCGAGTTACTTTTCTAAACTTGGGCGACAAATCGTTTCCAAAAACACCTAGATTTGAAAAAATCGAACCTAACAACTTGGCGATTTCCGTTTTGCCAGTTCCCGGAGGTCCAGATATAATGGTATGTTTGTAATCATCTTTTTTATCTATATTCGGCTGAAGGTAATAGGTAATTTGGTCCACCAATGTTTGTTTAAATGTGGTGAGTGCAATCATTTGGTCAATCTGTTTTAAAAAAGGGACAATGCGATGAAGTGCGTGAATGTTAACATTTGTGTAAGTGATATCCTCTTTTGCTGGGTATTGATTTGCCAATTCAATTAAATCGGAAATGCGTGTAATGTCTTTATCGCATGTTACAGTGCATTTTATTTTTTCTACGGTGTATTCGGGGACAATCGTTTTAATCGGGGCATTGGGTTCCTTTAATTTTTTAGTAAAACTAACATAATATTTATCTTGATTTCCATTTTTATCTAATAAGTGAGCAAATTGCATAACAATGTTTGTTTGTTACTATTATATCAAGTGGTATATTTAATTCGTTATTAAAATAAAGACATATGGAACACATTTAAAAATAAATTGAAATAGAATTTAGTATGACTGAAAATAACACATTAATACTCAATACAATGAATACTGAAATGAATGCTAACAACATGGAATGCAAAAACGGAAAAAACGAAGTTGACCGAAAAAACGAAGTTGACTACAAAAAAGAAGTGAATGAAGAAGTTGAATTTACTCCAGAAATCCCTTGGAAAATTATAGAGACTTATTTTAAAGACCAACATTTATCCAGATTAGTCCGACACCAGATTGAATCCTACAACCACTTTGTGAATTATCAATTAGTCCGCACGATTGAAATGTTTAATCCAGTAAAAATCACATCTGACCAAGACTTTGATGCCGCCTCAGATAAGTATGCACTTGAAATGCAAGTTACGTTTGAGAATTTCCATTTGTACCGCCCACAGATTCATGAAAACAATGGAGCAACGAAAATGATGTTTCCGCATGAAGCCCGTCTTCGCAACTTTACGTATGCGTCCTCAATGACGGTAGATATAAACATTAAAATCATTGTTCGAAGCGGAGACAATCTTGAAAATGTGAAAACCATTTACAAAACAATGCCCAAAATACACATTGGCAAGTTGCCCATTATGTTGAAGTCTTCCATTTGTGTATTGACTCAATACAAACACATTGACCCTAGTTTGACGGGCGAATGCAAGTATGATGCGGGTGGATACTTTATTATCAATGGGTCCGAAAAAACGGTTCTAGGTCAAGAGCGTGCGGCGGAAAACAAGGTATACTGTTTTAATGTTTCTAATAACAATACAAAATATAGCTGGTTAGCAGAAGTCAAATCCGTTCCAGACACAAAGTGCATTTCGCCAAAACAAATTAATATGACTATCTCGTCAAAACATAATGGTTTTGGATATCCAATGTCAATTCAAATTCCGCGAATTAAACAACCGATTCCGTTGTTTATTGCATTTCGTGCATTGGGTGTGATTTCAGATAAAGATATATGTAATCACATCTTGCTATCGATTGATGCGTCTAAACACGTGCATATGTTGAATATGCTACAAGCGTCAGTGATTGAAGCCAACAAATGTTTGACTATGGAAGATGCAATCGCATACATTACTACACATGCCATGTATACTCCCATCAATATGGACAAAGATACGGGTCACCGAAAAAAGACGGAATTTACGATTGAAGTTCTCAGCAATGACTTGTTTCCTCACTGTGTTGAGAAAGAACAAAAGGTCTACTACATGGGATACATGGCGTATAAATTATTGATGGCTTATTTCAATGAGACCAAAGCAGATGATAGAGATTCATATGCGAACAAACGTATTGATTTGACTGGCACTTCTTTGAATAATCTGTTTCGCAATTATTTGAACAAATTAGTGAAGGACATGGAAAAGCAAGTAATTCGTGAAATCAATACGGGGAGCTGGCGTTCCACGGATGACTACGAAAATATTATCAATCAAACCAATATTTACAAATTAATTAAATCCTCTACGATTGAAAACGGTTTCAAACGAGCTCTTTCTACTGGCGACTTTGGGATTAAACACACTAACAGCAATAAAGTGGGAGTTGCCCAAGTATTGAATCGTTTGACTTACGTATCCAGTTTAAGTCATTTGCGAAGAATATCGACACCCGCAGACAAGAGCGGCAAATTGATTCCTCCTAGAAAACTACACACGACTACATGGGGATTTATGTGCCCGGCAGAAACGCCAGAGGGTCAATCCGTTGGTATTGTCAAAAATTTGAGCTATATGTCACACGTGACTATTTCATCCAACAGCATATCTCTTTATGAATATATTCTTCCTCATGTAATACGGTTTTCTGCAGTAGAATCTCCCGCCGATTTATTTGGCAAAGTGAAGGTATTCATTAATGGGGCATGGGTTGGAATCAGTTTAACTCCCGTTGAACTATACAACTCATTAAAAGACAAGAAAAGCAAAGGCATTATTAACATTTACACTTCTATTATATTTGATTACAAAACAATGGAGATTCGTGTGTGCAATGATGGTGGGCGAATTATGCGACCGTTATTTCGTGTGAAAAAAAATAAACTCTTAATAACAAAACAAATTATTGACGATATTGATGAAGGGAATATTACGTGGGATGATTTGTTCACTGATTGTAAAATTGGAGAAGCCGTTTTGGAATACATTGACCCAGAAGAACAAGCGTGTAGTATGATTTCCATTAAACCACCGAACAATACAGAATCTTCTGCAGAAAATTTGGTTCACACTTACACTCATTGTGAAATCCATCCGAGCACACTCTTTGGAATTCTAGCATCGTGTATTCCATTCCCCGAGCATAATCAGTCTCCAAGAAATACATACCAATGTGCAATGGGTAAACAAGCAATGGGTGTGTATGTGACAAACTTTCTTGGACGAATGGACAAAACGGCGTATGTATTGAATTACCCAACTCGACCACTTGTAGACACTCGAATTATGAATATGATTAAACTGAATGAAATCCCGTCTGGATGCAACATTACAGTAGCTATTATGACCCACACCGGATACAATCAAGAAGATTCGTTACTTGTGAATCAAGGGTCTATCAACCGAGGACTATTTCAAGCAACCATCTATCATACGGAAAAAGATGAAGACAAACAGAAAATCAATGGAGACGAAGAAATTAGATGCAAACCAGACCCACAAAAAACAAAAGGCATGAAATTTGCCAATTACGATAAGGTAAACAGCAAAGGCATTGTTCCCGAAAACACGGCCCTAGAAAATCGCGACATTATTATTGCCAAAGTAGCTCCTATTAAGGAAAACCGAAATGACCCCACCAAATTGATTAAATATGAGGATTTAAGTAAAGTTCATCGGGCAACGGGTAATGTATATGTAGACCGCAATTATTTAGACAGAAATGGTGATGGATACAGTTTTGCCAAAGTGAGACTCCGTGAAGTGCGTCAACCCGTGATTGGTGACAAATTTAGTTCGAGACACGGACAAAAAGGAACGGTTGGAAACATTATTCCCGAACAAGATATGCCATTTACGAGCACCGGACTGAGACCCGACATTATTATCAATCCACACGCTATTCCATCCCGTATGACAATTGGACAATTGAAAGAGACCCTTTTAGGAAAAGTATTGGTTGAACTTGGTTTATTTGGGGATGGAACCAGTTTTGGCGAAATGGATGTCGCGTCTATTAGCGATAAATTGTTAAAACTAGGATACGAAGCCAATGGAAATGAGTTGTTGTATAATGGATTAACGGGGGAACAAATTGAATGCAATGTGTTTATGGGACCCGTCTTCTATCAGAGATTGAAACATATGGTTTCGGACAAGACACACAGTCGTTCAATTGGACCCATGGTGAATCTAACAAGACAGCCCGCAGAAGGACGTAGCAGAGATGGAGGTTTAAGATTTGGAGAAATGGAACGTGATTGTATGATATCACACGGAGCGGCCAGATTTACCAGAGGAAGACTATATGATGCATCCGATAAATATAGCGTAAACGTTTGCAAGAAATGCGGATTGATTGCGGCGTATAATGACAAGTTACACATTCATCATTGCAAGACATGCGACAACCGTACAGACTTTGCTTATGTCGAGATTCCATATTCGTGCAAATTGCTGTTTCAAGAATTAATCACAATGAACGTCGCACCCAGAATTATGACGGACCACTAAACATGGGAACGTAGTTCCCCTAAGACCCCTCCTATTTAAGTATGGTTGTGCCAAATAACAACTTTTAGATTTACCTTTATATTTTATAAGCATGGGTTCATAAAGGAACTAAAAATAATAATAATATTCTTTGGATTCAACCTTTTCTAAAGGTTGATAAAATTGAAATCTTTTTTATTTATTAAAGCAAAAGTATTTTAACCATGTCAAATTTATTATTCAAACTTGAGAATTTAATTGAAGGAACGGTCATGAACCGTCCTTCCAAATATATAAAATCTCCCTATGTGGCAGATGTTATAGTCGAAGATGAATCCGTCCTAGCACATAGTGCATCATTAGGATGTTGTGGATTGGCAGATGTAGGAGCCTCCGTTTTAATGGCCCCAACTGTAGTAAAAAAGGCAAAAAAGGATGAAAAACTGCACTGCGAATACCGCATTTATCTTTCCATTTTTAAAGAAACAAATAATGAAACGATTGTTGGGATTTATCCCAAATTAGCAGAAGATTTAACAGAAACCGCATTAAAAAACAATTATTTGAATATTCTTCAAAATGTTCAATCTTATCGAAGAGAAACCCCGATGTATATTGAAGGAAAGGTGGATTCGCGATTTGATTTTAGTGGAACTGATTCAAATGGCATTCCGTTTATTATGGAAGTCAAAAATGTGCCACTTGCAAATTATGAAGACATTGATTCCAAAATGCGTAAACACAAATGTTATGATAATTGTGACCCAACATCCAAAATTGCTTATTTCCCAGATGGATATCGTAAAAATAAAACAGACACAGTAAGTCCTCGTGCACTAAAACATATTCAAGAACTCACTTTAATCAAAAAAGAAACTAACACGCGTTGCATTATGTGTTATGTTATACAACGTTCTGACGTGAGCAGTTTTCAACCATCTATCGTAGACCCGGAATATAGAGAAGCATTCAAAACAGCAATGGAGTCTGGTGTAGAAATAATTACAATGGTTATACAATGGACAATATTCGGCGAGGCGTTTTTACTAACAGATCATTTACCAATTAATTCGTTCTAACATAAAATATTGGATACAACCTTTTTCAAATGTCTCATTTTTTTATTTTAGTATTGTATATAAATGAAAGGAATTATGCCTAGCCCGACTCAAACAAAAGACAATTCTTCTGAATTTTCTCAAATGCGAACGATGTTAAGGAAAGGTTGGAACACCCAATACAAAACCCAACTAAATGGACGTTCTCTTGCAATCACCCCATTTCGTGCAGTCAATAATGCCGGCGATTTGTTAGGACGCGTTGGATATTCGTGCGGTGGAATTAATGCGGTGCATAGTCGTCCCGGTCTAAGTGGCCTCAAGCTAGGCGGTGTTCGTAGCAACTGTGATGGCACGGGTGTTCCCGCGGGGGCATGCAATGCAAAATTCGTTTATGATAGTTCAAATTACACTACTTATTTAAAACAAAAGGCATCCTCTAAAAACTACAATGATTCTTCCTTTATTGGCAAGAAATAAATACAATACAATACCGCGATCTACCAAATAATATAATGCATAAATTGAATTATATTATCTTTATTTTTTAGTTTTTTTAGGTTCAAATTTTGTTCCAAGTGGACCACACAATTTCTCTTCACTTCGAGCAATGTATGAATACTCAAATTTATTCTTTTTAGTGTCTACACTATTATAAATAATTTGTTTGCATTTGGATGTTGAAAATACATTCTTTTCTTTAAAAAAAAAGTGTTTGCAGTCTACACATTTTGGAATATTTTTTATAAATTTTGACATAAACAACTAAATGAAAAGTGTTTAAATCGTTTTGGCGTTTTGGATCAACCTTTCTTAAAGGTTGATCTACCATTTTGTCTTCTTGACGCTTATTTTAGGGCCTTGGCCTTTCTTTTTCACATTATTTGGGTCATATTGCTCGTCTTCGTCATCTGAACCAATGCCTTTTGACAATTCCCAGAACTCTTTTGACCCCAACTTGAAGTCTCCGTGATTTTCTGCCTTATACCAGAACACTTGGTCTTGTAATTTGTTAGATTTGGCATTATTATTAATGACTAGGCACTCATAATTCTCTGTGCATTGGTCCATGACTTGACTAAATGACTCAAATGTAGGAAACATTCCCGCATAATTCTCATAAATACGTTTTCGATTTGCAATGTAAGGTTCTCGTAAAATAAAAACAAAATCTATATTGGTTCTCAAGGTAGGGGGAATACCTAGAGGATATTGCATTGTGATGATTAACATAATTTTCCAATGTCTCATTGGATACCATTTTCAATCAGCTATTTCTTTCTGATATCATAAAATCTATACTTTTTAAATGGGTATAGCATCTTCTCAGATGGGATTAGACTATATTTTAAGCCTTCATCAACGGTGATTAATCGTTTCTGGCCCACGAGCGTTTAGTCGTTGAACAATCATCATATCCTATCATAACGGACTTAGATGACTAGCTGCGGGTTATCTCTATTTTACACCTTTTTACTATACCTCATGTAGTTACCATGAGCCATTACAATATTTCTATTATAATTTAGTAGTGCAAACTTAACGAGACGTCTCCGCAATTTGGACGTGTTGCAAATTAATATATTAATTCACTAGCCATTTTTTTTGAATGACTTTTAGGCAAACATTTCACCATTCATGAAAAGTAATCTCATCATCTTATCTCGAGTCCATGTAGCGTCATACAAACAATCATCCAGAATGACAAATGCACGGGGATCGATATTGCTTCTTTTAAAAGTTTCCATTTCTTTCTTAATCTGTTTCAACACTTGACGTTGTCGTTTCAAGATATTCTCAATGATTGCCATATTGTATTCGTTGTGAATAAACAATTTAGGAACGAGTTTTCCGTAAAATCCGTTTCCCTCCTCTGTCCCCGCCACCACCGTTCCAATTGGAATGTCTTGATGGTAATAGAGTAAATCGCGAACCAAGAATGATTTACCAGTGTCCCGTCTGCCCAGTAGGACAACGACGGGCCCCTTACTTTCGTTCGGCTTAAAGCTAATACTTTTCATATCAAACTTTTTCAATTCAAGATTCATACATATACTTTTTTTAAAATTACAAAAAAAAATACGATAAATGGATGATAGATTATGATGTGTCGTAATACAATTGAATAGTCTCGACTGTTTTGTTAGTTACATTATCAGAAGAAGTCCAGTATTGAATTTGGTCAGCAAGAGATGCTAAACGTTGAGCCCATTCCTTTTTATGTGTTTTTTTGACAACGCAAATGCCGTATTTATTGATTCCCCAACATGAAGTAATTCTTTTTTCACCAACACGGTATTCATCTGGATTGAATCGAATGAATATAATGGGTCTATGTCCTACATCTTGAGACAACTGCATAATGCGTTTATTTTCACAAGAACAATCATAATCCATGTGCTGATTTTCATCAATCTCAACAATGATCACTTGATACCCTAAATCCAAGACCGCATCGGGTCTACGTCTTGAGCAACCATCTTGAATTTGTTTGTCAAAATACCATGTAATTTGGGGAAACTGTTCCTTAATATATTCCGCCACGGCAAATTCTTTTGTTTTATAATTACGTGCAACTGGAATATCTGGAAACATATATACAAAGCATCGCACACAATATCCATCGTATTTTTCGATTACTCTCACTCCACATAATGGTGTTTTACATAACGAATGTCTTAAATCAATCATATCTGATGTTTTACATTCTTTGCAATACTTTGGACTTAATCCGGGTAAATTATATATTGGTTGTGTTCCACAAATGCATCTTCGATGTCGTATATCAATCATGTTTTCTAATTTGCACTTAAAACAGTGTGTTGATTTTTCACTGCCGTCGTAATTAAAATTAGCTTGAGTTTCTTTGCAAACAATACATTTTGCGTGGGTAATGTCAACCATCTCGTCTGTTTTGCATTGGCTACAAAATTGAGGTTTTTTAATGTTTGGTAAATTGAAATTCGGGCGATTCCCACATGGACAACGAGGGTTTCGAACATCTACCATATCTGGCAATTTGCATTCAACGCAATATTCTCCTTTTGAGCCTTCATAATTGTAGTTGGGGGATGTTACTTTTCCACAAACACATCGTTTATCAATGACATTCACCATCCCTTCTTTTTTACATTGATTGCAAAAGGCGGCTTTTAATCCAACAAAATTAAAAGACGGTCTAACTGAACCGCATTCGCACATTTTTCGATTTGGTTCAATCATACCATCTGATTTGCAAGTAGAGCAATATCTAGCTTTAAGTCCTTGAAAGTTCCATCTTGGTTGTGACTTCCCGCATTCACATTTTACATTTACCACATCTACCATATCTTCACTTTTATGTGTCGCACAAAATTGTGCTTTTTCTCCGAGAACATTGAAAGTCGCATTTTTAGAACAGAGTTTGCAAATAGTCATTTTGAATAATAATGTCCGTATGTTATCTCGGCAAACGATTTCAATTTTTAAGGGAACTTGGATGTCGGATAAATAAAATAATCGCCCATTATATTAGATGTTACAGTTTATCACCCGTTTTTTTCAAATTGGCGGAGACACATTCAGCCAAGAAGAAAAAGACGCCATTGCAAATAAAATCAAGAATACAACCGAAGAAGAAGCCATTCGAGATTTTGAACATTTAAAACGCATGGATCTTAGCAAGATATCCGATGAAACACGAATTGGAAATAAGTTTGTCGACCATTTTACGTTCGGAGAACGGCTGGAAACCATTAGCAAGAAGGGGATGTCTTATTACGATTTTGTCCAGAATACGGAATACCATAAAAAGAAATATATTCAGAATCTGCTCAATTATCAAAAGGGAGAAGACACACACGTGGCGTTATATCGGGTTTTCAAGTTACATTGTGGTTCAATTGGCATTTTTAAACCACTGACGGCGATGGAAGTATATAGCCGATTTAAACCCCAATCTGTTTTAGATATGACAATGGGATGGGGAGGTAGATTAGTTGGGGCGTGTGCTTTAGATGTGCCAAATTATATAGGAATTGATTCCAATGTTCAATTGAAAGAACCCTATACTCATATGACCAAATTATTGAAAAAACTAAAAACGGCCACCAAAATAAAGTTAATGTTTAAGGATGCATTAAAAGTGGATTATTCCAAGTTGGATTATGATATGGTACTAACATCCCCGCCATACTACAACATCGAAGTATACGAAGGAATGAAGTCCGCCACGGAAGAAGAGTGGGAAACCAACTTTTATATTCCATTGTTCACGGAAACCTATAAATACTTAAAACCCGGAGGACATTATGTATTGAATGTGCCAATTGATTTGTATGATAATGTGTGCATCCCATTGTTTGGGAAGGCCACAATAAAGATGCCGTTAAAGGTGAAACACAACCGCCCGAAGAATGGATACACTAAGAAAGGATACACTGAATTCATTTATGTCTGGAAGAAGTAATACACCTTTGTAACTTATAACTATTGTCTGATTATAAGTTTAAAAAGGTAAATATTTTATATATTAAGCAATTAATATGTCTGCATCCAATATTGATTACATTAAACGAAAAAATAAGGAATTATTCAGACAATTTGAATCAAATGCTTACATTTCTTTATCGGATGCCCAAAATTATGTGCCCGTGTATAAACGATTCTTCGAATTGAATGAGACAAATTACAACCATATTAATTTAAATCACAAATGGCATTTAAGCAAAGTGGATGCTTCCATTAACAATTCCAAGTGTTTTCAATGCACTCTATCCGACGACGAACATAAAAAAACAAGCAATGTGTTCTTTAAGATGGCCCCTTTGTTAGACCCATACAAATATATGTCTGGAAAATATGACATTAGCGATAGTCTTTTAAAAGTGCCTTCGTTCGCACAAATGGAAGGAGTTCATCCCAAAATAATGGACCCAGACAATTCATCTTATGTAGATGGTTTTTTTTATTTCTTGAGCAATCGTTTGTTAGAACAAGGGTTTATCCATGGAATTGAATATTATGGGTCTTTCACTGGAATCAAAAATAATTTCAATTACAATGTGATTGATGATATTGAATTTTTAGTTGAATCTCCCTTTTTCAATAAAAACAAGGGGATATTATTTGACGTGCCCGAGTTTTCTCATTTACTTCATGACGAAAATGAATCCGTTAAAAAACGCCAACAACCATTGCAAATTAGCGACGAATGCATTTTGTTAGATATAGAAGATATCAATGAACCTTCTTCAACCAATGAACATACAGAATCAACTGCATTGGAAGAGTTTGACCCAACTGTTTCTCAAACGGATAATACAACTACTATTCAGTCCATTTCCTCGTGTTCTTCTAGAACATCTCATACAAATTCGAATGATTCCATTGTTTCTGATTGCGAAGATTCAGAAGAAGAATCAATCAATGATTCGGACGACGATGAACCTAACCATGAAGATGGATCTAACAATGAAGATGAGTCCACTGTTTATGAAGACATTTCTGAATCCGACGTTTCTACTATATTTGATGAAGATGAAACATTATATGCGACTATTCCCAAGTTCCCTATTCACATGATTGCGATTGAACATTGCAATAATACATTTGACCATTTGATACGAACTAACAAATTAAAAAGTGAAGAGATGTTGTCTGCCTTCATGCAAATTATTATGATTTTGTTAGCATACCAAAAAGCATATTCTATGACGCACAATGATTTACACACAAACAATGTGATGTATGTTCCGACGGATAAGAAATATCTATATTATTGTGTGGATAATGTGTATTACAAGGTTCCCACATTTGGTCGCATTTACAAAATTATTGATTTTGGCCGAGCCATATATAAGTTTAAGGGGGTTCTTTTATGCAGTGATAGTTTCCAAATCGGTGGAGATGCGGCCACCCAATATAATACCGAACCGTTTTTCAATGAAAAAAAATCGAGAATAGACCCCAATCATAGTTTTGATTTATGTCGGTTAGCGTGTTCGTTGTTTGATTATTTTATTCGAAATATGAGCGACGTAAAGCAAAAATGTGAGGAAGAGGCATTTGTTAGAATCATTGTCGAATGGTGTTTAGATGATAATGGAATTAACGTCTTATACAAAAACAATGGAGCGGAAAGATATCCAGAATTTAAACTGTATAAGATGATTGCACGCCATGTGCATAAACATACTCCTAGTGCACAATTAGAAAGAAATGAGTTCTCGAAGTATCGCATTCAAAAACAAAATATAAAGAAGGATGAAAAAATAATGAATCTAGACAAACTCAACCTTTAAAAAAGGTTGATCCAAACTCAAACTCTTCAACCTTAAAAAGGTTGATCCAAACTCAACCTTAAAAAAGTTGATCCAACCAAATGTAAAATACGATCATGAAAAGGTTAAGGGTTTTGGATCAACCTTTTTTAAAGGTTGAATTTAAAGGTTGAATTTAAAGGTTGAATTTAAAGGTTGAATTTAAAGGTTGAATTTTATTTTACTATAAAGTAGTATGAATCAAATCAAAAACATAGAAGATATAATTATTGGAACCCAAATTTCATTTATCAAAGAGTATCCGGAATACACACTAACAAAAAAGGGAACTGTTGTCAAAAAAGAGGGGTCTATCATAACTATTCAAACAGAACCGAAATTCATGTATAAAGTATCCTTTGATGGTGCGACTTTTATGGGCTGAAATACTTTATTTGTTAGTATAAAGTATTTCATCTAATATATAAAAATAAACATAATAGATTGTATATGAATTGTTTAAATGCACATGGTTCGGGCATTACTTGTCAAAAAGCAAAAGATATATTACATTTAAATGGGTATACCCCGGGTAGCACAAGTTGGACTGCAACCGCAAGTGGGTTAATGACATTAATTGTAGTTGGTGGGGGGGGGCTGGAGGGTGGTTTAGAAATATAAGTCAAAATAATGATGCACAAGGTGGGGGTGGTGGAAGTGGATATACGAATCTTCAAACCGATTATCCAATAATTAAAGGAAACGTATACACTATAACTATTGGTGCGGGGGCCCCATACTCAACCACAATTTCAAATACAGACAGTAATTCGTCAACAAATGTGATAAGTGCTGGACCTGGTGGAACTAGCATTTTTAATGGTTCGGTTAAGGCATTTGGAGGAGGAAACGGAGGAAATGGTGGGGTTACTGTTAGTGGTTATACAACAACTGGGGGAGCGGGCGGAGGTGGCGGAGGGTCGACTGGAGCTGGTCAAAATGGAAGAAGTGGAGGTAGCACTTATTACAGCTCAGACACAGTATGGGGTCGCACCGCAAATGGTGGAGCGGGTGGTTCTGGCGGCGGAATTGCTGGATTTTCAAATTCTGATAGGACGAACCCCGGGAAGGGAGGGAAGGGCGGAAATAATGGAATAGATGGGGGTGCTAGTGGAACTATCAGAAGTTCTGCTTTAGGTGGAAATGGAAGTAATTATCAAGGCGGTGGTAACGGATACATAACATTAACCTATAATGGAGTAACTATTAAATTCACATAGTAGGAAACAACGTATCCAAATTTTCAAGTAAATTCGCAGTCTTTCGATTTTTATCAGTATACGTTTTCACATAATACTTTGTTGGATTTGTTAGCACATTTTGAACTAATTCGATATCTCCATTTAATTGTCCAGAGAGACCAATGATACCATCAAAATAGTTATTTATGTTAGGACATCCCCAATAAATCGGGGTGCAATTAAACATGAGAGGGGTCATCACTTTTTCGGACACATAATGATTGTTTTGAAAATTTTCAATGCAAATAGTAAACATATAATTTTCGTATGGTTCCGTTTCTACAAATGAACCCATAATTCGAGGAGAAGAGTATTGAGAAGAACCTCTCCCATAAATATCAATTGGCAACCCAAGTTGAATAATTCGACTAACAAAATCGTGACGGTATTGATGTCCGGGAGCACACGTTTTTAAACTCAAAATAATGGACATACATTTTGTCTTTTGAACAATTTCTCTGCCGGGATTGACATGCCATAAATATCCGAACCCTTCAACAAAAGGATGGGGCAACCCCGACCCATTTCCAATGAAATATTGTCGAACATGTTTTTTAACATAATCCACGAATTCATACGTTACATATAAGAATTCACGTGGTTCGCACGCAAGTCCAATGACGTTTTCTTTTGGTAAAGATAATGGAGGCATCGCTTTGTTTAATAAAATCACATGAGTGTAATCGTCTTGGTCTGTAATATAATATTTGTTAGTTGGTCCATAAGTAGAAACATTGGATGAGACATTCGTTCTTTCAAAGTGTTTCTTACATTCTGTGCTACTGCAAAAATCGGAAAATATACGAATGCGTATCATATACTACTTATTCAATTATATATTTAAATCTCTATAACAAACTCATTGATCATTTAATAAGTAATTAATTAAAATCCAAGCCAATAAAAAGAAACAATGCATCCAATATTTAAAATCCTAACGAATAACTCCCATTAGAATCGCTTCTGGCAATCCATTGACATATTCAATGACGGTTTGCAGAGTAACGTATTTATTCTGAGGAACCAAAACCTCTCTGTAATAATAATGTAGTCGTTTTAAACTAATTTGGTATTTCTGGTCAACCGTATCTAGTTGTATATTCTTTTTGATAAAAATGTTTACATACAAGTTATACAAGGTGTTAGTATATTTGTGTAAATTTGTCTGGTAATACCGAAACTGAGTAGAATGTTCTGGATAAAACGTTAAAAAATCAACCACTTTGCCCATCTTCCTCAGTTCCAAATATCGATAACTCAGTTTGGGCTGGTTTCCTCGTAGATTGCGAACATACTCAAATGCGGGATTTCTCAATTTGCATCGGTCTCCGCTCACAGTATCTTTAAAAGACACGCCCATCATAGTATATGGCATATTTGAAATGGGTGTTTTTAAATCCCAGTTTAAGATTGCTGGAAATTGAACCCGAGTTGATTCCCAAACGGGGTCTTTTTGGATAGTGTCCACCACATTCACCTTTATATCTGCCGATGTATTTTCAATATAATAGGCTGAAATCAAATACAGTTTTATTTCAGTAAAGGCCGTGACAAGTCGATTTTCGGGATGTTGCATAACAAAACTATAGCAGTATGATTTGTTTAATGCATTTAAGTCCAAATTGACAGATCGGAGAGTTTCCTCAAATAGGCGATTAAATACACCATTTGTGTCAAAGAAAAAACATAGGGCATCCATTTTTGATTTGGTGGCTTTTTTCCAATCCGCTCCATCCCAAAATACATTGACCATAGTTCCTTCTACAAATTCTTCAGATACAATCTCTTTAGCAGAATGTGTATCGCAAAATTCAGAATAGGTCATGCTTTTTGGAGGAGAGAAACACACAATAGTTGATCCCATTCCAATAATAGACCGATATTTGTAAAAGGGGGAAGAAACGGGTTGGTTATATTTGTAAATGGTATAAGTGTTAGTTGAATCCAATGTGCGGGACACATTGTCTGAGTTAAGTTCATCTTGTGAAAGAATGTATGATGCCATTATTATATTATATATTTTGCTTTTAATTAGTTTAGTGAATTGTTATAAAAAATTTTACCCATACATATAAGATATGACAGATGTATCCGATGTATCCGATGTATCCAATTCATTAGAAGAGACAGATGAACACGTGATGGTCATTGGAGATTTTATAAAGATAACAAGTCAAGACCCAGAATTAAATTCCGTTTGGAAAATAGAATACATTAGCCCAGAGAAAATCGTTTTACTCAAAATAGTGGATGGCGAAGAAAAAACGATGTCTTATATTATTGAAGACGGGGTTATCCAAGACGACCGTATTGAAAACATTGAATTGTTAGTAAAAGACGGTGCATATAATGCGGCATATTCCGTTCAACGAGAATTGTTTCCAGAAAAATGGGTAGAAATCGTATTTCAAGGGTTGGATGAACCGATTATTGGTAAAATTGTTTTGCAAGCGAATGATTCCATTGATGTAAGCATATATGAAAATGGAGAGTTGGCAGAAGAAGCATTTACATTGGATTTTAACTATGCTGGATTACCCGAAGGAGTCATATCTATTAATATTATTAAAGACCCCACCACGTATGATACACCCGTAGAGGAAGAACCTTTATTTAAAGAAAAAGAGGAAGATGAATATATTGTAGGAGAAGATTTGGCCATCCAAATTTTAGAAGAAAGAGATCAATATAAATTTCGATATGGTATTGGAGAACAAACCAATGATTTGTTAGAATCTCTTTTGTCAAAAGTTCCATTAGACAAACAAACCGATGAACGCATTTTGGCCAAAATAAATAAAATGATTTTACGATTTAAACAATTAAGGGAATTGTTTTCTGAATTTGATGAGAATAAAAACATACGTTATCACTACGATAAGAAAGAGGCCATCAATTGGCACGGAGAAGATTGGAAACCTTTGAAAAAAGCAATTAATAAGATTGGATGGATATTGCCCGTTGCAAAGAATGTAAAAAAGATATATGATGTAGAGAATGGGGAAGAGTATGATGATGTCACCAATGTTAAAGTGTTAGATGATTTAACGCATCTAAAAGAACAATCGATCATGTATGAGGATGGTGCATCGTCTTATTCCACATTTTACAACAATATTGCATCTAATTTTGTGCCATTTACGGGCCCGAATGATGTTACCAACACATTTTCCCACAAAATGGAAAAAGATACAGATGTCCTAATTGGGAACTTTGATAACATGTCCAATACCTTTAATAAAAAAATGGTTCAAACGCCATTTCAGATAAATCGATACAATTCGGCGGTTCAATATATTCAGCAACATCAATTATCCAAATCAACGTATTCTAACACTTTTCACACACTGATGGCAGAAGATGATATTAATATTCGTGGGCTGGTAACACTTCCGACGGAATGTTTTAAGTATTCACGAGTTAAATTGGCGGGGACAGATATGATCACTCGCGTTAATTTGGGTGTAACTGTTCTCATGTTTAGTCGTCTATTAGATAGAAGCTCTCAAATCACCTCGTTAAAGATTGACAACATTCATGCACCTACTGATTTAGGTAAGGATTTTTCTGGAAAATTCATTAAGGAATATTCTTACATTGGGAACGAAGATGTTAGTTATGATGATTTTTTAGATTATTTTATTCCAACCACGGGCAACATTATTGAGAATAATAAAAATCGGTTTTCTTTCAAACACTTGACAATGTCTTCCATTATGACTGAATTAGAACCGTATTCTTTGTATACACAAGACCTAACCATGTCTCATTATAATTTAATTAATTCGATCATTCGTTCCAATGCAAAACATTATTCCAAAAAAATGAATACGAACAAGAACTCTTTTGAGGATTTTAAACGAAAGTTATCGGTTTTGAACAAATACAGAGGAACCACCCTTATACCGATGACGGATGAAATTAAAAACATTCAAAAAACGTATATTGGAACCAAGTATTTTGAAATAAATCCCAATCCGCTGGTTGTTAGTTCTGAAATATTATCCCAAATGATGCGGGTGGATGAAGGCCGTTTATTTCATTCATTTTGTGCGGATAGTTCCATTGAATTGCTAACAAAGATGGATGAAAGTGAAATAGAGAAAGACAGCATGGATTTGGATAGCTCGGAGAATGTTAGTTCAGACAATAAATGTAGTGCCTATATTATATCTAACAGATACAATACTCTTGCAGAGATGGAGATGGACAATCAAATCGAAATTTATTTCGATGAAGATGCGGGTAAACAAGTGGTGGATGGGCATTATGCGGTTGTAAAAGAAAATTCGGGAATATACAAAAGAGTAAATAATGTGTGGGAACTCGATGAAACGGCACCAAAAAATGCGTTTGATTCAACGGCATTATGTAATGCCCAACCCGATTGTATAGAGGATAAAAATAAGTGTTCTACTTTGGACCAGAAAAAGGCGTCTATTGAAGATACCATTTTGTCGGACCGTGAAAATATGGACCAAAAAATAATGGAATCGATGGTTGCTTATAAAGAGACATTGTCCAATGAAATCATGCAAGAGATTACAAACATTCAATTTGCGGTTCCTTCCCTCGAACGTCGGTTAAATAAGACAAAGTATATATTGGGATTAGAGCTTCAACAATCAGAGATAAAAGTTTCCCCATATGCAAAGTATGTGGATATGATTGTGTCTCACCCCATATTTGATGAAAGGCAAACATTATTTATTAAATTTTGTTCGAATCGAGACATTTGTTATGAATCGGAAGAAGATTCCCATTGGTTATATTGTGCTAAGACAGACACTAAATTAATTCCATCGTTTTTTTATGAATTAGCCGTTGCCTATAAAAGAGGTCGGTATGAGGAACAAATGGCGATTGTATTGAATGAACGAAAAGCGGTGGATGACAATGGGGCCGTCTGGATTGATAAATATAGTGGATATACCATTAAAGAGATTGATTTTGATACGGATGAAGGATACAATGAGTCTGGGTTTAAAAATGTGACACGTGGCGTCATTGAAGATGTGAGTGATGAAAATATTCAAATATTGATGGAAGAAGAAATAGAGCTAAAAGTTCCATTGAAAAAGCGAATTGATTATGATGCAGAAGGTCGATACATATATGGGGTGATTGATACATTGTCGAATCATATGAAAATAAACATTAAAAATACATTTGGATTTATTATTCAAACGGTGACCCAAATCTTTAATAAGCCGGACCTCATTATGCCTAAAAAAATATATATGGAACAAAAAACGACCAAACCTTATGAAGAATATTTACGCACACAACTAACATATATTACGCTGGCGGTATTCATTATTGTTTGTCAAACACGAATCCCGACGATTGTTCCAAAGGGGACATTCCCCGGATGCGTGAAATCCTTTTCTGGATACCCCGTTGGAAATTCAGATGACAAGACGAGTATTATTTATTTGTATTGCATTTTGAACAAAACCAAATTCATATCTATTTCATCCAAGGCGGAGGCATTGAATAAATATATTGATTTGGCGATGCAAGATTTTGGTATTAAGTCGATTGTGTATAGAAAGAGAAACTCGATTGAGGCACCCCCACCGATAAATAATGAACATAGCATTTTCAAATGGACTGCATTTATGCCGGCCTTGGTTTCATTTAAATTGGCCAACATTATCAATGTCCACGAAGATTTTAATAGTCGTTTAATTGAAGATATTCAAACTGGAAACTATAGCCAACACGAAAAAATAAATGTGTTGCGTTCGAAGGTAATCTTATTTTCATATGCCATTCAACGGGAGATTCAAAAAATAGTTGAAAATGAGAATCTGATTCTGCAAACAAATGAGAACAAAGCATTGAATGAGAATGCGTGTTGCAATTTAGAGACAATCAATATTTCTACTCTAACTTATTTTAAGAACAAGACAGACTTAATTGAGATATATGATAATGCAGTTATGCAACACTCCAATGCACTTCAAAGCGTGGGAATCATCACAAAATCGAGTATGTGGTCAAGTATATCGGAAATTCCCAAACAGATTATTCAAACTGGAACTGGGTTTTTAGAAAAAACGGTGTATGCGGGAATCATTCGACACTGTCAATTTCGAACTAAACTGCCAATCTCAGAAGATTTGTTAGATATTTGTGGCAAAAAACCGCAAAACGTAAAAGTCACTGATTCGGTAGATGACATTATTATGAAGTTAAAACAAGATAACATTGAATATACAAATGAACAGTTAATTAAAGTATTGACATTGGCAAGTAAAGTAGTGGAATATTCCGATTTGGAAGACAACAATATACATGTGTTAGATGAAATCCTCTCTTTTCTAGAAGAATTGAATGTGGCAGAAGACATTGAGAATCAATCTATTACGGATGGGTTTAAAGAACATATGGCAAACGCATTTGAACAAAAGGAAAATTCCATTAATGAACTCAAACGATATGTGACAAACGTGAACCATCATATAACCGAGAATATGAAGGAATCAATTAAAACGAAAACGAAAAAACCGTTGCAATTCTTTTTGGACGGACCCCGAACACAAGCCAATTTTCAATTTTTGAAGAATAGCATTATAAATATGGGGTGTGTATTCCCGCAAATGTGCATCTCTGGAAAGAGTCAGTTTAAAGAAAAATTGCCAAAATATTGGGGTGTTTCTGATTCGCATAACAGTATATTGACTAAAATGTATGAACGAATTTTGTCAAGTGTTATACTGCACAGTGGAATGCACACTGGTTTCTTTAAACATATTGTTGAATCTACTGCGAACATAGTGGAAATGATTTCAAAGATTCCTTTCATCGAAAATGAAGTCGGGTTTTTAGTGTTAGAACATTGCCTTTTGTTAGTATTTAATGCATATATGACTACGGGACAAAATAGAATCAATGATGCGACCGATTTGTATGAAAACGAAGAAGACCTTCCTAGTTTTGTTAGACACAATGCAAGAACAATTAATAAAATTCAAGCCAATGTATTGAATGATTTTATGGCGGCATTAATTGAAAACAACACGGCAATCAATGTATCTTATGAAATGGTGGAGGACAAGGTATTTAGATTAAAAGAGAAAGAAAAGAACAAGCTTCTTGCAAAATTAAATGATACAAAAGATTTAGCAATTGATAATCATTTTAAAACACTTCGAATTGGCGAACGTTGGGGAATGGGTGAAAATGTTCGTGGGTATGATAAAGACCGATTTGATAAAGAAAGACAACAATTTGTGTTAGATGGAGAAGAAATGGAAAGAGCAGAAGAAATGAATATGGATGATGCTGAAATTGCAGATTATGATGCAGTGGACTATCAAAATGAGTTCGATGATGATGGCGATGGCGAACAATAAATAAAATGTTATAGTAAAAATTACACTAACATTTTACAAATGAATCAATCATTAATTTAATGATTTAATGAATCAATCATTAATTCAATTCGTAATACCAATACGAACTATTTTTATATAAATAATATAAATGATTCGTAGATTTATTCAAACAAATGTGGCATTTACAGCTATTCTCCTTTTTATGATAGTGTTTACATCTATTCAGCTAGCAAAACCCGCTATATTGTATAATTTGGATGGAAGTATACGTTCATTTGGAGTAGGATATAGAAATAAAACCATATTGCCGATATGGTTGTTGTCTATTTTTATTGGAATCTTATCATATATATCGGTAATGTATTATATTACTTATTTTTAAAGTAACTATCCTATACTCTAGATGCGGTTGAGACAAGCGCATTACTTGCAGTCACCGCTTTAGGGGCAACCACATTCGTTGCCGTGTTAGATACTTTATTTGCCGCAGTCACCGCTTTAGGGGCAACCACATTCGTTGCCGTGTTAGATACTTTATTTGCCGCAGTCACTACTTTAGGGGCGACCACATTCGTTGCCGTGTTAGATACTTTATTTGCGGCAGTGACTACTTTTGGTGCAACTGCATTTTTCACGGAGGTGACTTTCTTTTTAATCACTTGATTCATATCGGGTGGACATGAAGCGGATGTTATTTTATAAGATGTATATGAAATAATTAGGATACCCGTGTAAATGTACCACAATGCTTCTCCTATATTTTCTCTTGTCACCGCAATATCTAACAAATCCGATTTTAATTGTTGGTTTTCATACATGGTGGGTTTCATTAACTGTTTTAAGGTATCCCATGTGCTAATAAAATTAATAGGAGTTATTTGATTAATGAGAATGGCTTTATTTCCAACCAGTTTAACAATTGATTCTGCCGCACGAATCAAATCCGATTTAACAGTCGCATCTTCCACTCCATTGATGGCAGTTTGGGCAGTGGTATCGGACATTAATATTTCACTAAGCAATGTGTTTGCTTTGTTCGAAACAAAAAAGTAGCCAACAATATCAGAAAAAGCCCCTTTAAAACCGGGATATATAATTAAAGCAACTAACATAACTCCAAAAATAAAAATCCACGGCAAAAAGGTAATTAAAAATGCACTCCCATAGTTAGAAGCACTTGAACCGCCACACGCATTGATGACGAATGTTGTATTGATAATAAATTGCGATAATAATACAACGGCTAAATAGATTGCCAATCGAATATTGGATTCACGGTTGAATATATCCATCTCTTCTGCATTTGTAAATATTTTTAAAGTAGCCGACATTTTGCCAATGCTGGGCACAGCATAATATACCAGCGTAATAAGAATAAATGATATTATTGATAAATAAGTGAGATCCATATAATTAATGTGTATAATTTATTTTAGTATAATAAAACTAATTATTAGATGTATCATAGTGTTTACAACCCGACCGCCAAACCGACATTAATTGAACCGGGTGTTAGGTACTTTTTAAATGGAACACTCCAACAATGTCATGAATTTAAAATGAAACATCGAGAAACAATGATTAATCTGGCTATCTTTTTTGGACTGGTCTTTATTTTAGGTGCATTTTTGTTATACAAATATAAAGGAAAACTAACGGCGGCAGAACAAAAGCAGAAAGATGAAATGAAAAAACAATACATATTAAATAAAATCAAAAATGTTCAAATAGCTAAACAACACGCAAATGAAACGCTGATAACTGGATTGCCCCATTGGGATACAGAGTATGAAAATGTGCATTAAATGTCAAAAAAAACAAATATAGTTTAATCTTATGGAGAATGTTAAAAATATGGATGACATTGAAGATTTAGAACCATCTAATCTATCAGAATTAAACCCCGAACAAAATGAAGAACAAGAAGATAACCCCGAGCTATCTCAAGAAGAAGAGCCATCCAACCCAAATGAAAGTATGGATTTGGATAAGTTAAACACCTTTTATTATTTGAAACAAAAATATGAACAAGATAAAAAAGAGAGGTGTAATAAATTTGCGCTCGAAAAAGAAGAGATTAGTTGGAAAACGAAACGGGCTTATTTTGCGACAAAGAAACCAAAATGTGTAAATTGTAAACGTAAAGTAGGTAGTTTATTTGCCATTAAACATACCGACGGATTTAGGAATTTTCTTGGAAAATGTGGAGATAATGTAAATCCGTGTGAGTTCCATATTGAATTCAATATGCCATCGGTAGTTCGAATGGATAAAGAACACAATAAAATATTGAAAAAACTAAATGAACTTCAAGAATCCATCATACTAACAAAAAACAAAGTTATTTTTGGGATGTTAGACCCCGCGGGGGCGGTCACTCGGTTTGATGAACTAAATGCGGAGATTGCCGCCAATATAACTGAATTAGAAAAATATTCAATGAAACTATTGGATGTCACAAACAATCTAGCAAAAAAAGGAGAACTATCTAACAAAATAGTGGAATTTAATGAAAATGTAACAGAACTCAATCATATTATGCAAAAGTGCGTGACAGACGGTGAACCAATTAAAAAAGTGGTAGATTATTTGATAGAGACAATTAAACCATCTGCCGAACATCTGTCTGAAATGAAATATGCCACTCGTGAAATCGAAAAAGTATATGACACAATGGGAAAAGTGGAGAAAGAATATAAATACCATACATTTGAATATAAATTATCTGATTTAGAATTGCCAACCGTTATGGAGGTAATTCATTTTGAATTAGGAAATAATAATTTTACGCCAGACTTGATAGTGCCAGAAGATAAAAAAGATAAATCTCAGCCAAATGCAAAATCCCAAAAAACCCGAAAGAACCGCCCTTTAATCAAATCCGCGAACAAAACCGTTCGAAATTTAGATGATTCAATTGATTTGAATTACATTATGAATAGTTTGTTGCAAAAACTTATTATGGAGGACCGTCTGACAATAACTCCACGTGAAATATTTGCCGAGTTAGAAGCAGAATATGGCATAAATGATGTAAAGGGTAAATATGGCAAAATTATTAAAGACTATTTTGGTAAATACATATCTATCTGGACTAGCGTGTATGAAGATATAATGGAATTAGTGTATAACATGGCGCTCAGTAAAGAAATACAAACTGTATCTTATGCGATCGTAGAAGAAAGACTAACTCGCCAGCATTCGGACATTGAGTTTAGTGTGTTTAAAAAGGTGATTAAAGAGCTTATACGCAGATATCTAACAAAACTAGATCTATCAACAGATGAAGAGATTCCTAGACCCGACTGGCCAAAATCTCTGTAAAAAATAATATCTAAATAATGTATATTCAGATGTTATTAAAGTATATCGATTTAAAAACGTTTATCATAAGCTTCGCGTTCGGCATGTTTTGTATATATATATCTGGGAATGATTTAAAGGTGGTGTATGCATACCCACAGCCGGGGAAAGATGTTCAATACAAAGATAAGGCGGGTCAATGTTTCAACTATTCGACAGAAGAAGTCGCATGTCCTTCTATTCCTTTTATGACAAACACGATCCCCGTCCAAGAATAAAGTAAAAATAAAAATGTTGATATCATATATGCACCTCGAACGATTTGTTCAAACCGCCGCTGGCCGAATTTTAATGTCTATTGTCCTAGGAGTTGGGTTGGCTTCTTTGTTTAAAGCCTCGTGTAAAGGCAGAAACTGCATAGTGATGCAAGCCCCCAAATTGGAAGACCTAAAAGATAAAATATATAAAATCGATAATAAGTGTTATAAATTTAAATCGGCACAAACAAAGTGTGATACTTCGAAGGAAATCTATGAGTTTGCGTAAATATTAAGAATTGGCAATCTTTAGATAATTAAATGGCCAGCACAACTAACATAAATGAACTTCCAATGGGTGGAGATATTAAGATGATGATTACAGAAAGCGCCCCACTACCACAACAACAGCAACAATCACAACAGCCAACCGCCCCAGTGACATTAGACCAAACAACCATCAACCAAATTGTGAGTGGTCTTCAATCCGCGAGTGTTGCGGGAATTACCCAATTGCCAAGTAGAGATATCCCTCGTTCAGTAGAACATATCACACAAGACCCATCAGTTCAACCGAATTATATGCCCACTCCTAACAAAACGGATTATATTAAGGAATCTATGACAAACGATGAAATGATTCAACAACACAATTATACTGCAGAAAGAGACAGAGACTCCGAAAAATTATATGATGAATTGCAGACCCCCGTTTTGTTAGCTGTATTGTATTTTTTATTTCAGTTACCGATTGTTCGTAAAATATTGTTGCAATATTTACCCATCTTATTTAGTTCGGACGGAAACATTAATATAAATGGATTGGGATTTATGAGCATGGGGTTTGGTTTGTCTTATTATTTTATAAATAAGGCAATGACAGTCATCTAAGCTGGCCATTTTTTAATGGCATATTATATAATGGATTTTATTCGAACATCAAGAGAAGAAATGACCGATTTACAAAATATACTTAGTCATCCGGGAGATTTTAAACAAACAATTGAAACTACGTTTAATTTATGTATATCCCCAACCATTTCAAATAAGAAACAAACAATTAATGAGACAAACGGAGATATTAGTCAAAAGAATATTGCTTTATGGGTTTATAAAAAAATGTATCCAACAAACGATGAAACCATTTCTCAAGACCCTTATGCAGATGACGATAAAGAGAATGTAAATCCAAATACTGGCAAAAATAAAAATAATAACCAGACCCCGATCCAAAAAACACCAAAATATACATTAGTCGATTTAAATACATTATTTGAAATAGAAAGTCAATCCGTATTACGTAAGTTCAGTAATGATATTGAAAAACAGATTGACATTTTTATTAAACAAGTTTTAAAGGCAGAACCAGAAGAATTAACAGAGCACATTAAAAAAGTGATAACATTATCCATTCATTATATAAAAGAATATCCACATTTTACATTTTTTATAAAAAAACTGTTTTACGATCGACTTGTAAATTGGATGGATAGACTAACTGTTATAAAACAAAAATGTAATATGCGCGATTGCAATAAAATTATTGATTATTGGAATTCGTTAATATCCGAATTTATACACGATAATTTACAAGAATACACTAATTTGCAAATAGACCCAATAAATCCAAAAACACCTTATTCAATTATGGGCGGAAGAGTTCGTAAATTAAAAAACACAAAGAAAAAAAGTTTACGAAAACGTAAACAGTCGCGTAAAAGATAAATTTATATTTTTGTCCATTTAGATGGACATAAATCACTTGTATCATTGTGACATAATGATGGTCCAAACCAGTTCGCCGGATAACACACTATTTTGTTTGAATTGTCATTAAAATATGCCCCCCACCAACTAAATGTGCTATTGGCAATAATATTATGATTGCATAAACTCATGTATACCATTTGTTCCCAATCATCTAACAAATTGGAGCATCTAACAAAAGTGCAATTCGGGAATCGGGTTTGTAGTTCGTCTATCATTTCGTGCACATTGGATAAATCAACTTCTTCACAAAAATAGATGACTCGAACGGGTCTGTGGATAAAACTTGTAATATGCTGAAGCGACTTGTAGTAATAATTGAATGTCATTAAAGGATGAAACTGTTGAATATTTTTATAATCGCCAATGCGGAAATGCATGCTAACTGTTATCGTATTGGTTGAAGTTGAAGTTGAAGTCATTTCATTGATTGTTTCTATTTTAGCCAAAACTTCTCTTTTTCTATCATCCATACGAATCAAATCATATATTTTTCGATAATTGGCTAAAAAATATTTTTCACTTTGAAAATATCCATACAAAGCAACATGTTGATCTTTTATTACGGGCAATTCAGAATAATGAAAATTGGATTCTTTTAACATCACTTTATTTTCTGGTAATTTATTTGTTAGCATTGAATGTAAACTAACTAACAACGTCTTCCATGCGGTTTTTCTACTTCCGACTTGTCCAACGTCTAAAAATTGGGCATTTGTATTATTCTCAATCGAATAATGAATAGTTGCAAATATTTGAAATAATTGGTTTCCTAATCCTCCCATCAAGTAACAAGTGGTAACCATTACGTATGATTATTTAGAATGTTTAAATAATAATCATACGAATGTCAATATATTTATATTCGCATTACAATTTAAATAGTTAGTTTGGTATATTTCAAATGCAAGTGAATGTGGTATATTCCATTGGTGTTCGATGTTACACAGAGATTATATTGAAAAGATTAAATTTAGTAAAATTTTCTTCCGTATTTGGAAGTTTAAATATACGAAATTATGAAAATGTAATAAAATGCATTGATACAAACTTTGATATACTATTGAATCCAAATAACAATGTATTCACAAAAAACATCCCGATGATGGAAGTCGAAAATAAAAGATATGGATATAGAACATTGCATAAATTATTTGATAATATTCATGATTATCATTCATCTACAATTGCTCATCATGATTTAAGCAACCCATTGCATATTAAACATTTTGAAAGAGGGATTCAACGATTAAATCACATAAAAGACAATCAAATACCAATATTGTTTGTAAATATATCCATCGAGTATGAATTTAATAATACGTGCGAAGTGTCTAAATTAATAGAATCCCTTAAAAAATATGGATTTAAAAACATAAAAATTATTTCTATTTATAAAACTTCGAAACAAATGGATAAACCCACCTTGTTACATATGGACGATTACCACATTGCCTATGAAATGTATAGTTATGGATACGATGACATTCGAGATGATGTAGTAATCAAAAATATATTATTAACCCATTTTAATTTGGACCATTTATTATCTATCAATGATTTCAGCATTTAACTAAAATAAAATAATAATATGTATTATATGTTCACCAGATTTCACGATGACCCCGCCAAAATCATTATTCAAAATCAACAATCTACTGACCAAGGACGATGGCTATTAAATACCCCCGGAAACGGAGAACGACCCGAGTACATGATGGATGCCTATGTTATTCCACAGAAATGGGGAGGAAATTTGTGGTCAAACGCAGTCGATGTGCAAAGTTTTCTCCTCCGATTAGACCAGCCACTTGGAAAGGATTATTTAGGGAAACCAAACAGAGGTCATCATTTGTCGGCATCCCCTAACACATACAGCGAGTCAAACACTTTAATGACAGAACAATCTAGAGCGATTATGCCTTCATGGACTGTGAGAGACATCCCGCAAGTAAAGGAGGATTTTCCTTTGTTCGACCCACAATCCAATGTCACTATTCCATTCCCCAATTATTTAAGCACCCGTATTTTAGAAAAAGATGCATTTAATGAACAAGGTAGATAGATATAAGAAATGTCTTTTTTTTATATATACAATAATATTATGGAATTAGCAATCCCCATTCTTGCATTAGGCGGGTTATATGTCATATCAAATCAATCTAACAAAGACCCGGTTCCAAAAGAAGCATTTACTACTGGAAATAAAAAACCGTATGTAACACAATCTTATCCCAAAAATTATCCGGTGGTAGATAATACTGATTTGTTAGATACAGATTATAAATATGTGAATCCGAACACGGCCACTGATAAATATTATGACCAAGTCAAACTTCAAAATGGAGGCGGACAAAAGGATGTTATTTCTCTTACGGGAGATTATTTAGCGCCTTCTAATTTCAAACACAATAATATGGTTCCCTTTTACGGAGCTAAAATGAGAGGCCAACAATCTGGTCTGGATCGTGCTGAATCCACTTTGGACAACATGGTTGGTGCGGGATCTCAAATTCAAAAAAAAGTTGAACAAGCCCCTCTCTTTAAGCCCGAAAGCAATATGCAATGGACAATGGGTGCACCGAATATGACCGATTTTTATCAATCTAGACAAAATCCCGCATTAAGAAATAATATGGTGAAACCATTTGAGAGTATCCAAGTTGGACCCGGATTGAATAAAGGATACGGAACCGAAGGAAGTGGTGGATTTAATTCTGGACTTGAATCCCGCGAAATGTGGCAACCCAAGAATGTAGATGAGCTTCGAGTGGATACAAACCCCAAATATGAATACACCTTGGAAGGACATCAAGGCCCCGCCAATGCTTTTGTCAAAGAGCTTGGTAGCATTGGTAAGGTGGAAAAACACTTACCCGAACAATCATACGAAAACACATTTGACCGTTGGTTAAAAACGACTGGAACGGAAAAGGCGTCCCGTAATGTGTCGGAAGAAGTGATGCTTCATAGCAATCGAGTCGAAACGACTAAATTCTATTCGGGTTCGGCCAATGCGGCCATGAAAACGGCGAGTTATAATCCGGGAAAATCGGAAGAATCAAAATCTCAACAGTTGCCTTCGTTCCCAATTAACCATGTAGCCGCATGTGGAAAAGGAAATTCTAACAATTGTGAGGCGATTGCACAGAGCCATACTCAATACAAGAATAACCGAACGGTGAATGAACAACCTCAATTATTTGGTTCGGGATTCAGTCGTGCCATGTCGGCGGCTATTGCACCCGTGTTGGATGTATTCCGCCCATCAAAGAAAGAAGAAACCGTTTCAAATGTTCGCGTTTATGGAAATGTGGCGGGTGCAGTTCCGGGTAATTACACGCTAAACCCCGCAGATAAAGCACCAACTACTATCAAACAAACCACCTTACACGCGCCTCATACGTATATTGGAAACCAAAAAGAAGGTGGATATATTGCGGCCAAACAACGTCCAATTGCCAACCAACGCGATACAAGTAATTCAGATGCGATTTGCGGAATTGGTGGTGGAGCCACTAAGTATGGTGAAATGCGATATGAAGCAGTTCGGTCTCAATACAATAATGAATTGAAAGAACCCGCCGTGATGTCTGCCAGATTGAATCACGGAAATACCAACACATTTAATCCGACCATGAATGTGAATATTGCAAAGAATGAATCTGACTTTTTCAATACGCGTCCAGCTGCCCCAATTGCCCCAATTGCATTGGGAACGACGAAAGAAATGTATGGAAAAATGGACATGAACCATTACAATGACAGCCATCTAAATAATCGTAATGAGGGAGATTTATTGAGTGCATTTAAATCAAACCCTTATACACATAGTTTAGCAAGCGCCGTGTAATATTGTATTTAAAATCTTATTTTATTATAATGGCCAATGCAACTGGATATTATAATGAACAAAACCTTGATTTATCTGAAATATATGAAAATAAAACAAATATAAGGTCTGGTCTAACTGGCATATCTATTTCAGTTCAATCTACCAATTCGGGAGCATTATTATTGCAAACAAACACGTCCAATGTGATTGTTAGAACCGATTTATCTGGCGGCATTTTATTTAAACCAAATGGAACAACCTCTCTACAAATTGGATACACTGGTATGCAATTTTCGCCTCAAGGGGTGACTACTTTTTGGAATGACATGATTAATGGAAATATGTATTGTTACAATCAATGGTTGTACGGAATTCGAGTAATTAGTAATACCTCAAATGTGACGTTTACTATTTCATTATCTGACCCTAGAAATATATTTTTTATTGGTACAAGTCCTTGCACATTAACATTTCCGATAACTCCACCGAATGGAACGGAATATTTTGTTCGTAAAACTTCCGCGAGTCAATATGTTATTAATATTACAAGTATAGCTGGAAGGCAAGCACTTCGGTCAAACAGCACAGTTCAAATTACATTAGGTGCCACTACTATGAATAGCGGGCTTGTTTATTCTTCAAGTCGTGACTGTTGGGTGTGTTTTAATATAGGTGCATAATATATGTCGGGCTATTTGTTGAAAAATGGAACTGATTTAATCAATGTTTTTACATCCGTAAATCAAAGTGGAAATATAAATTCATATGGGACTGGAATACAAATAACGGGCACAACTGGTCCAATCTCATTTCAAAATAATAATTCAACGAACACAATTAATATACAAACCTCCAATGCCAGCGGTGGAATACAATTTTTAGCAAATCAAAAAACACTGCTCGCCGTGGGTGCAACTGGAATTATGATAAATTCTCCAGCGAGGTCCTCTTTGTTAGTTGATTTAAGTGGTGCAATCTGTTATACTAATTTTAATTATGGTTATAATTATATCACACCCACGGCTAGTTCTACATATACATTAACTGTTAGTAGTCCACGATATTTAATTATTGGAAATACGAATAGTTTTACATTGGTTTTCCCGACAACTCCTCCAGCTGGAACTACGTTTCATATTATTAAAACAAGTATTACTGGCACAATAACATTAAATCCAGTAAATGCTTTTTTGAATGGAGCCAATGTCACGTTGGCTTCCGTAACCACCCCATTTAAAGCCACTTATTATTCTGGATTATGGTATTGTTGCAGATTTTAATCTTAAACATTATATAATGTCAAATTATATATTATCTAACAACCAAACCTTTTCAGATATATTTACACCACTTACTAGTGAAACGCGTGGAAATATAACATCTGATTCAGCGGGTAGTACGGGAATTAATATGTCTGTTATTGCGGGAGATATAAATCCATTTACTATCCAGCAAACTACAAATGACAACATTACTTTTCAAACGGGTTCAACCGCGTTAATCAACTTTAGACCAAACAATGTTTCTGCTATGTCAATTGGTAACACGGGCATTTTTTTGAATCCAAATAATCAAAATAATATTGTTATGTATAATTCGGCAACCACATGTTTTAAACAATTCAATTATGGGGCCATTGATATATCATTAAATTCGGGGGCAACGTTTAATTTATTGCCTTATCATCCTCGAAACGTATTTGTTTATAATACAATGACATTGGTTTTTCCAACAACTCCTCCGGCTGGAACCTTTTTTCGAGTTATAAAACTGCCGCCAGTTGCTACTACCACATTTACAATCACTCTATCGGGAGGCACATTTAATTTATATACTGGTCAGAATACCATCACAGCTGGCGTCACTTCATTGGCTGGGGCGAACACTCTATTTGAATTTATTTATATATCGCAATTGAATCGTTGGCAGATTAGTTCATACTAACAAATATTTATATTAAAGAGATATAACATATTAAAACGTGCCCGGTTGTAAGTTATAATGCACGAATCTATTGTGGCTAAATTAGAATACTTTCATCAAAACCATAAAATACCCAATATTCTGTTTCACGGTCCTTCTGGTTCTGGCAAAAAAACAATTGTTCACAATTTTTTGAATCTTATTTACAATGGAAACAAAGACAAGATAAAAGATTTTGTCATGTCTGTGAATTGTGCACACGGCAAAGGTATTAAATTCATTCGCGATGAACTCAAATTTTTTGCCAAAACAAATATTAATTCAAACGGAGGAGATATGTTTAAAAGCATTGTGTTATTGAACGCAGACAAACTAACAATTGATGCTCAATCTGCCTTGCGTCGATGTATTGAACTCTTTAGTCATACAACTCGATTTTTCATTATTGTGGAAGATAAATACAAGTTATTAAAACCGATCTTGTCGCGATTTTGTGAAATATATATTCCAGAACCGACTGAAACGGGAAATTTATATCGTCACAATTTAAACTCCGTTTTTTCAATGCAGACGGTGAAACAACAACGGGAAATATGGTTAAAAAAAGAATTAGCCAAAATGATGGATGACTCCAGTCAACCAACTCAACCCAAACTCATTCAATTTATTATTAAACTGTATGAAAAGTCTTATAGTGGGGTTGATTTAATTGAAGCTCTTGAAGACCCGACTGTCGCATCTACACTTACGCCCGAAAAACGATATGAATTGCTTTTTCATTTTAGCCGTGTTCGAAAAGAGTTTAGGAATGAGAAACTAATAATGTGGTTTATATTGAATTTTGCGTATTTAAGTTCAAATGTTAGTTTAGAAAATATTTCATTTATGTAAATGGATGATTTTAATACAACAAGTTTACATGAATCAAAAAACGAGTGGGGAGTTCGTCTTTTAACCATTCTATGTCCTCTAGTCATTGAGGGGTTTCGTTCTATTTTTGAGGAATCTTGCAAATTATGTAGAGATAACAGTGAAATGGATAAATACCTTATGACATTCCAGAATTTCATTGCACGAATTCCAAAATGGAATGTCACGATTGTGGAACAAGAGCGAAAACGCATTGTGGAGAAAAGTAAATGCACTTATTTAGAAGAACTTGTTACATGTGTTCATATTATTCAACTTAAAATTCTTACGGCGATGCGGGTTGGTCAGAAACAAAAGAAGATAGATATTAGCATTCCCAAACTAGACGATTTTATTCACAAAATATACATTAACTCGGCCCGCAAATTATACAAGAATGTGTATTTATTTGAGATTGGCATTCCCGCATTGCAAATGCAAAAGAATCAACGAGAAATGGAGATTATTGTGCAAGAGTGCATTTTAAACACGATTCGAGATACCATTCCAGTAGAAAGTATTTTGAAGGCATATATGGAAGAAACTGTAGAAGAAGAAATTATTCCCATTGTGCAAGCCCCCGTAGCGTCGGTGCAACCCGAGGTAAAAGAAGTAAAGGAGGAGAAGAAGGAAGAAATTCCAGTTCCGATTGCTCCCGCCGTAGTGGAGGAGCCGATTTCATTGCCTTCCGTTGGAGATTATGTTCCTAGCTTAAAATTCAATGACAATGATACCGCTATTTTTGCGGATAATACAGAAGAGGTAATTAGTGCACCAAAAACGATTGAACGTTTAGAAGAAATTAGTGATGCTAGGTATTTACAACGTAAACTAGAGGCAGAAGCGGAAGAGGATGAAGACCGAATTAAAATATCTGACCAATCTGTTAGTATTATGGATTGTGTAGATTTGAATGAACCCATGGCATCATCTTCTTCTATTCCAGACCTAGTGTTGGATATCGAAGAACTGCCCTTCTAGGGGAACTACGTTCCCCTATGACCCCTTGTAGGGGGAGTTCCTCCCCCTTAGACCCCCTAAATAACTTTCTTTGCAAAAATAGACTCATAAATGAACGTAGTTTTTGGAACAACCTTTTTAAAGGTTGTGTGCGTTCACATTCTATTTTCAAAATTAAAAATACATTATAATGAACCATAATGTGTTTTTGTTTGCGGGGATTATTTCTGTTATGTTTGTTTTAGCCAAATTGGCGGAAATGAAATTTATTGACAAAGAAACAAAACCAATGAAATTGTTAGTTCGTGATGCTTTAGTTGTGTATGTTAGTGTTGTAGCTGGAGATTTTATGTTGGACCAATTGATGCCTTTTATTGAACCATCCAAAATATCTTCTAGTCCAGAGGTGTTTGTAGATGCGCCCGATTTTTAGGGGAACAAAGTTCCCCTTAGACCCCTCCTAGGAATTTCCTTTTGTATAAACTTTTTTTAAAAATTTATTTAAAAGATTGTATTTATGTTAGTTTATGTCATTTGAAGCTCCTTCCCAAACCGGATTTACTATTTACAGCAAAAGTAACTGTTCCTTCTGCACAAAAGTAAAACAATTATTAACAGATAATCAAATCTTTTTTTTAGAAATTCAAACCGATGAATATTTGTTAGAAGATAAAGAAGGCTTTCTCTCGTTTATTAAAGGATTGATAAAAAAAGAGTATCGAACATTTCCGATGGTGTTTAATCATGGTCAATTTATTGGCGGGTTTACAGATACTGAGTCGTTTGTAAATAAACAATTATGTTTTGAGAATGACGAATTTTAAAAAATCCAAAACATTGTTTCTATATTTTTTCCATCTTTAAAAAAAAGATATGATTAATGCTAACCTTTTAGAATATATTTTTTAAACCCTACTTACCAATTATTTAGTGCATCATCTAATTCTTCCTCATTTATTGATGATAGCATTTTTTTTAGATTATCTGGATGGAATTGAATTTGTATTTTTGGTAATCTTACCTTTATCCATAACCAATTACGAAAATGTTTTTTAAATTTTAGTAACATATACAGTTCTTTAAATCTTTTTAAGATTTGAATTCCACAATTTAATTCATTTCTATGTGTATCCGTTAATCGTCCATTATAAATTAATTTAAACGGTAATTCATTATTAGAACAATGTAAATACTCTAGAGAACTATTAAGTTCTGGCAGTTGTGTCAATTGATTATTAGAACAATTTAAATCTTGTAGAGAACTACTAAGTTGTGGCAGTTGCGTCAATTGATTATTAGAACAATTTAAATCTCGTAGAGAACTATTAAGTTGTGGCAGTTGTGGCAATTGATTATTAGAACAATATAAATACTGTAGAGAACTATTAAGTTCTGGCAGTTGTGTCAATTGATTATTAGAACAATTTAAACACTGTAGATAACTATTAAGTTGTGGCAGTTGCGTCAATTGATTATTAGAACAATGTAAATACTCTAGAGAACTATTAAGTTCTGGCAGTTGTGTCAATTGATTATTAAAACAATGTAAATACTGTAGAGAACTATTAAGTTGTGGAAGTTGTGTCAATTCATTATTAGAACAATATAAATTTTGTAAAGAACTATTAAGTTCTGGTAGTTGGGTCAATGGATTATTATAACAATGTAAATTTTGTAAAGAACTATTAAGTTCTGGCAGTTGTGTCAATTGATTATTAGAACAATATAATTCTCGTAAAGAACTATTAAGTGGTGGCAGTTGTGTCAATTGATTATTATTGCAATGTAAATACTCTAGAGAACTATTAAGTTCTGGCAATTGTGTTAAGTTATTACATTCACACCTCAAACTTATCAAATTGGTAAATCGTTTTAATGATGGAATGTAGGTAAGATTTTTATTTGAAACATTTATAGTTTCAATATTTTCTGGTAATGAATTAAAATATTCTTCAATGTTAAATGTTGACATTATTCGTTGCGTATTAATAGGTGATGTTATTGTAAACTAAATTCAATTTTATTTGAAAATGTTTAGTATTACAATTGTATTGTTATAATATAAAAATATCATAACAATCAAATTCAATGGAATCGGTGAATAACATAACTTCATCTGCCAGTAAAAATGATATCTTAGACCCATTATCCGTTATTATTAAATTGTATTTGTATAATTCCAAACCTCTTGGAACTAAAATTTCGGTTGGAAACAATAAGGTCGATATTCAGTATAGCACGTATGTTCAAGGCATTTGGCGAAGATATAATGGGGACAGTAAAAACGACATTAACATTTTGGTATGTCCCATTTTGTATGCATGTGTTTATTATTTAACATCTGGCGACCCAGAAACACGTGCCCTTTATTTGCCCATCTTCAATGAGGCCCTACAAGCATTATCGAATTTAAAACAGACTTATGCCAATACGGCTATTATTTACAATATTGAGCATTTAATCAACATTATTCAGTCACATATAAACAATGAAGTATCTACTGGCATTGTGAATACAGATACCCCTTTGTATAAAATTAAAGAAAATATATATCAACATTTGAATGAGGTATGGACTCCTAGCAGAAAAAATGTGTTGTTTGGATTCATCAAAGAAATTGCAGAAGTAAAAAATAGCACATTGAAACAACGTTTGTTAGATGGATTGGCTGTTTTTATGGATTGCATTGATACGATGGTTTCAAATGTGTTGTTAAATAATAAGAATGTATAAACGATAGTGACTGTAAAACGAGAGTGAGTGAAAATGAGAGTGTTTATTTGTCAAATATATTTAAAATAGTGTCAAATACTTGAATGGCTTCTAAACAGCATCGTTTAATGTATCCAAACCCGATTCTTTGATACATCACTGAATTTCCTCCTCTCATTTGGTTCCCAGGTTCGGTTGTGCTGTAAGGTGGCGAATAGTTGTCATTTGCTTTTTCCACTGTGCTGAAAGGAGGAGAGTAATTAGCCGCTTGTGTTGTGCTATATTCTGGAGAATAATTGGCGGACGATTCGTTTGATTCTGGTTTGTAGGCGGCTTCAGTTTTGCTATATTCTGGAGAATAATCTGCGGCTTCTTCGACTAACTCCTCTTCTTTTGGTTTGATTGGAGATTTAAGACTTGACCTACTACTACTAATAGACGCGACGGACGAATCCCCATCCGTATCTTTAAACATCATGCGAATAATGCTGTGGGTATCATGTGGATGTATCTTTTTAAACCCGCAATACTGAAGCGTCTTTTCTTTTGTAAAATAATTAGTAAACAATAAATGATTTAATACACATCCAACTGTGTAGTCATTGTTTTCCAATGTATAATCAACGGACAAATCATTAATCATCTCAGATTTCATCGAGTCATTATCAATGGTTTGAATAATTTCCTCAAACCGGCGTTTTAATCGATTACACGCAACAACCATAATAAGTCCATTTGGAATAGGACCTAATGTGCCGATAATAAAGTCAAAACTGTTTGGAACAATAATTCGTTTCTTTTCTAGCAATTCCCAATTGGTAGCTTCACGTTCCACCACCAATCCCGCCTTTTGCCATTCTTGTTTTTGACGTGCCAGCACCTCTTCTGCTCTGGCTTCGTCGACTGTGCACCCATACGCACATGTGCCAACAATATTGTACATATTATTTTCAGATGCCGTGCCATATGAAAATGGACAAGTGAACGCCAACTTTTCGCCGGGAATTTCATCCGAGATGCGTGGTCTTAGACGGCAAAATTCAATAAAATATTCCTTTCCATTTGGAGCAATAAATGGCTTGAAAAAGTCTCGGCATTTGTCTTCAGATAGAAATTCATCTGTTGAGATTCGCTTAATCTTGAAATCTTTAGTTGTAATCGTTCGCACTACATCCGTCGTATTTTCTTCATTGACAACCACTAACAAATCCTTAAGTCCATCATTGGCAGTGTATTCCTCATCGTTTGGCAATACATGAATAGGGATGCATCCTAACCGCTGACTGAGTATTTCATTGTTTAGTCTACCCGTGTTGGCCGTGAATACCACATTGTTTTCTTCGCCGAATGTTCTAAACACAATTGTTTGTATATCCGACATAATAGTCCTTCGAATTGCATTGGCTACACTAGTATCTACCCCCGAAAGGGTAAAAGACAATTCGCCATTATTCTCATTGATTGCATTAATTAAAATAGAAGACATGATTATATATTAATGTCCATAATTTAGTTTAAATTGTTTTCAATTTTATTTGGATTTTTATACATTAGTTAAAAATGGGATGAAAAAAACTTTGACTAATTTAAAATGAGTTCCGTATTATATTATAGCAATTATTGCGAACATTCAAAGAAATTATTACAAAAAATATCCAGCATGGAAATAAAGTCGGAAATGCACTTTATATGCATTGATAAACGGGTTCAAGATGCGGGTAAAATATACATTGTTTTAGAGAATGGACAAAAAATAATTATGCCCGAAAGCATTAACAAAGTGCCCGCTCTTCTTTTGTTAGAGAATTACAGTGTTTTGTATGGAGAATCTATTCATGACTATTTAAGACCTAAACAGCAATTAGCTATAAAGAAAGCAACTAACAATAATATTGAACCAAACGCATTTTCTTTTTCGGGGTCTAGCAGTGGATTTGGCATTTCATCTGATAGTTATAGCTTTTTAGATATGGATTCTGGATCTTTGTCTGCCACGGGAACGGGTGGATTAAGGCAAATGCATAATTACATTGGGTATGGCGATTCATTTAGCATAACAACTCCAGTAGATGAATACGATTACAAAGCGAGCAAACTACCAGAAGATTTAACAATTGACCAACTTCAACAACAAAGAGCAAATGAAGTATCTAACATAAAATACAATGTTAAAAAGTAAAATAAGTAAGAGGCTTAAATAAAATGTATTAATTAAGAATATATGTCCATTGTCTCTGGCTTTAATTCTCATTTAGTTGATTTTTTTGAAGATATTCAAAGCATTTTTCCAGACAATGTAGATATTTTAACTGGAAAAAATTCTATTTTAGCATTCAAAAAGGTAAACCCCGCATTGATAATTCGTATTTGGGCAACATACATTGCATCGGTGTATGCTGAACAGATTGAAAAAGATGACCTTTCTTTTTTTATTGGAAAGGATTATAAGGAGGATTTAATTTATGCTCCCAATGCCGAAAATATTATGGCGGTTATTAATCGAATTCGTGAACCAATCAGTCAAATGACTCCTCAAGACCAAATTAAAACCATGAAATATATTAAGAATTTATCTAAATTGTCTATGATGTATGTTAGTCAACAACATAAATAAACAACATAAAGTGAATAATAAAATGTAAATAAATGCATTATATTATTTATATTATTGGAGTAATTTATACTTAAACCCACTACATTAAAATCGAATATAATGTCGGCTGAATTTACAAAAATTATTTCTGACTTTGTGAAAGACATCTTAATTACTTTCCCAGAGTATAAAAATATTATTTCCAAATGGTGGAGTCTAGAAGAAGGAGCTACAAATGATTCGGATTATGTATTCAAACACTGTGTGAAGGCATTTAAAGACCATTTCTTCAACATTTTGAATAAAAACGTAGAAATATTCGCAGACGAATCGTTAAACACCGAATTTTTGCCGGGGATTGTGTTTAAGTATATATGGAAGTGCGATATTAGTGACTCTACCCGAGAAACGATTTGGAAATATTTGCAACTCATTCTGTTTTCTATTGTGGGCGAATTGCACGGACACAATGAAGAAGATAAAAACATGTTTTCTGGAATAAACGAAACGGAATTTAAGGATAAACTAACAGAAACATTTGAACAAATGAAAACCATGTTTGAAAATCAACCCAATTCACCCGCGGGAGAAACAGAGAGACCCGATTTAGATGAACACGTAAAACAATTGATGAAGGGTAAATTAGGAAAGTTGGCGATGGAATTTGCACAAGATACAGTAAAGGAATTAGATATTGACCTTGAAAATACCAAAGACACAACCGATGCCTTTCAAAAGATATTTAAAAATCCAAGCAATCTGATGAATGTAGTAAAAAATGTGGGAGATAAATTGGATGGAAAAATTAAGTCGGGTGAGATTAAAGAAAGCGAGATTCTAGCGGAAGGCATGGAGCTGTTGAATAACATGAAGAATATGCCCGGTATGGAGAACATGCAAAATATATTTTCTGCTATGGGAATGGGTGGAGGAGGACAGAAAATGAATCACGGGGCAACTACAAGTCGACTTCAACAAAACTTAAAGATGGCTCAGATGAGGGAGCGAATGAGGAAGAAACAAGAACAACAACAACAGCAACAGCAAATGAAACAACCAACTCAAGAACAACCAGTAGACCCTTCTTTAGATAATGTAGGAATATCAAGCGAAGCAAAGAAGAAGAAAAAGAAATCAAAAAAATAATGTAAAATGTTATTATATATTATGAGTTTTTGGATAAATGAACCTACTGTTTTATTTAATAAGAATGAAGTCACCCAAATATGGTTTAATCCATCCATGACATTTGAAAAAAAGATGAATGCCATTAGTCGTCTTGTCATCTTACTAACATTAATCGGATTTGTCATAACGGGCGAAGTTAAATTTATGATTATTGGATTAATTACTCTTGCTAGCATTGTATGCATTTATCTTGTTAGACAGAATCAAGTGGTGCCATATACGAAGGAGGGGTTTGATAATCCAACTTCATCAGTGGGGCCTCCCGTAAAAACAAATTTTGCAAAACCAACGAAATACAATCCCATGTCGAATGTATTGCTAACAGACATTGTGGATGAGCCAGACAAGAATGCGGCACCCCCGTCATTCAATCCAACCGTTACGGCCGACATTGACGAGGCCACCAAAAAGGCGGTTCAAATGTTGAATCCCGGAATAGATAATACAACCAAACAATTGTACGGAGATGATATTGTTGAAAACATTAATTTCGACAATTCTATGCGAGCCTTTTATTCTACTCCCAACAGTCGAGTTACAAATGATCAAACGGCATTCGCCAAGTATCTTTATGGAGATATGCCTTCTTGCAAAACGGGGGATGCCTTTGCATGTATTCAAGACAATTTAAGATATGTTCAAATGTAATGCAACAAAATGTTTAGCAAACCTCCAATATTATTTTTATATATTTTATATATAATAATGGCATACGTTTCTCCCTTTACATTTGAAAATGTGTCCAGAGCTGGAAATGATTCGGCTTATTTAGACCAAACATCCATCCAAAACACAGAGTCGTGCAATTACTTATTGCAGAATTATTTGGCGAATGATTGCAGCATGAAGGCGACCCGCACTTTGGCCACAAGCCAGCCATCTGTTTTTTACAAGGGTGGATATGGTGGTGCCGGAGGATGCAATATTGATGAGAGTTCTCAATTGCTTATCGGCAGTGAACAAACAATTGCCAAAGCCAGAACAGACCTTTTTCAGAGACCCTACGCAACGGTTCCCTTTTTAGGAAAAGGATCGGTGTGTCCCGTGTTGGAAGCTCAATTAAAGCAAGGAGAATTAAGCACTAACAAACGAACTGTGACAAATCTGACAGAAATCAATTACAATCCTTATACATCGACTCCCCTTTTATCTTCTGTCAAGCAGAGTATTGATAGTCATGGACAGATGTTACCTAACAATGAAATCCGAGGTGGTCTCACTACAAGAGATATGTCCCGAGACAAACAATAAGCCTTGTCTAATATTATACTATAATATACTATAATATTGCAAATAATGATTTAATAATATCTAACTAACAAAACTAACAAACAAATGATGGAACTAGAACAACCTTTTATTTACAATAAAAAAGCCAAAGTGTTATATAAGGAAACCGAAGATAAATATGTGAATGACTCAGAAGTAGACCCAGATGATTTGCAATTTATGTGTCAAGAATTATATCGGCATGAATTGCTAACAGTCTTTCAAATAGACAATGTAGGAGCCATTGATTTTAATGAACTAACAAACCGTATTGAAATGTTGTATCCTATTTTGAAAGACAATGAAAAAGTTATTGAATTAATTCAAACAAATTATATAGAAAATGAATTGACTACTTTTATTTCTCTTTTTAGTTATGATACATTTTATACATTGCATAAATTAATTTGTTCTCATTATTAAGCCTCATCTTCTTCCTCTTCTGTTGTTGTCGTCAGATTCTTAGCGGTGCTTCGCACTTTTTTGGGAGGTAAACTCTTCAAAGTGCTAGTTCTTTGTTTATCTATATTTTTTAATGTAAAGTGGTTCGACACTTTATTAAAATGCAATGATGGAATTTCTTTAATGTCTCCCGTCACCTTGTCGTAGATGACGTCTTTTACTCGACTCAGCCGTTTTCGGTCTAAACAATCTTTTAAAAAGGCAACCATCGATTCTTTCTCTGACAAAGACATATTTTGTTCCTCCGCATATTTTTCAGAAAAAATAGTGATTTTCTTGATTTTAGCGGTTTTATCTAATTTACTCCACGGGTCTCCCATGTTTGCATTTTTTTCTTTTTCTAAAAATGCATCCAAATTATCTACATTGTTAGTTGTGATAGAATCATTTAACACAATCCCATTCATAATCATCGGTTTGTGTTTTACCGATTTTATTTCCTTCTTTACTTCATTTGTTAGTTCAGTTGAAATTGTTGTTTCCATTTATATTAAATATACCACTAAGTTTAATTGGTTTTATAAACATATATAAATGGATAGTCATAATGAAGATGGATCTAAAAAAATAACATTCAATGGAACTAACACTAAATATCAAATGAAAAAAGTATCGGGTCTTCAATCAAGTATACCCAAAGTTCGAGTAGGTTGGAAAGAGGATATGTTGTTAGACCAGCCTAGCCAGCTTCAATTGTTAGTTAGTAAAGACACACGTCTATCAAAAGATATAATAACCAAACTAAATGGATATCGAAACCAAGATTCCCTTAAAAATAGATTGGATACACAAACGTTTATTACCCCTCAACAGACAATCGATTTGTTAGTTCAAACCAATTTAACATGTTTCTATTGCAAGTGTTTTACTCCTATTCTATACAAAAATGTAAGAGATGGCAATCAATGGTCCCTTGACCGCATCGATAATGATAAGGGCCACTCATTTGATAATGTAGTTATCTCATGTTTAAAATGCAATTTACAAAAAAAACGTCGGTCTTCAGATACATTTGCCATGTCTAAACAGATGATTTTAACACGAGTATAGGATAACTGTTGGGTTTGATTTACTCGACACTTTTTGTATTTATTTAGTATATGAAAATAACACAAACATGGTCGGATGGGTCGGTATGTGAAAGAAGTAAAAGAATAATAGAACCAAAAGTAGATATAAAAGAAATCAAAGAAACCGTAAAAAATGATGTAAAAGATGTTATACAAAAACCGCCCTTCTTCAGCAATAGATTAATAGATCAATTTGAACCCTTACATTCTAGAGATACTAACAATACAAAAAGAGAGGAGGTTTACATGCAAATCGCGAGTAGAGAAATGTTTAATAAAATTAATCAAAACCCCTTTTTGTTAGGTAATAATTACGTCGATGATATCAATGTACAAGAACAATTTTTAAGAGCAAGTATAAACTAACAAATAAAATATTTTGAATAAACTACTTAAACGATTTGAAACTGTTACTTTATTGCATGTCATATTCTACACAGAATGGATTAGTATTACACAATTTAATGGCTTTTTATAATACCAATAATAATTTAGAAAAAATGATGCGTATTATTACCGGCGAGTCTAGAATTTCATTACGAATTGTAGACTGGTTTGCAACCAATTATGCGAAAAAGTTTTACACTCTGTATTCTTTTATGGATGATTTAGGTGCCGAAAAGCGGTTTAAAGTGTATGTCGATTACAAGCTAAAATTGAAAGCATACAGTAAACGTCGGTTCGACCCCTTTTGTCGTTGGGACCGAATTAGCATTCCGTATAAGAATGATACATTTATTGAAACCACAATTGGTCAATTGAACTTTTTTAAATGGGCTTTAGAAAATCGCATCATTGAATACATTGATGAACATTATGATGAAATTGAAGACGATATGAACTCGAGAAACAGCACGTCCAAGAGAAAGGAACAAACAGACCATTCCAAAACAAGAAAGAAACGAGAAGAATTGTCTATTTCAGCAACTAAAAGTATTAAGAAAGAGGAGGTTGAAATCGTTGTCCAATTTAATTAATTTGTCGTGTTATAATAGTAATAATATGTCAAAAAAAGACCCAACTAAAGTAGACTATAAACAAATAATGCAAAATGTAACACAAAAAGTAAAACAATCAAAAGTAAAAGAAACCCCCGGCAAAAAAGAATTAAAAGAAGCATTGAAAAATCTAACTATAAAGCTAAATGCCCCACCTATTATATTTTCTTTCCCAAAACAAGCGAAAGATGCCTTGTTCACCCCAATCTCGATTGATATAAACCAAGGAGTTACCGATTTTTGTGTGGGATGCACTATTTCTAGACATTTTGTAACTATTCTTACAGAAATATTAAAGTTAGAAGGGCAGACGTTAACCCTAGATATTGGGCTAAAATTATTTAAGTTATACATGTTCCGATGCACCCATTTACGAAATAGGGAGAATGATATTTTTGAAGAACGGGACGAAAAAGATGTCGTGCCTTATGCTTATTTGTCTCTTTTTATGAATGAAATAAATCAAGGCAGTTTTGAATTGATTTTTGACCGATTTTATGGACATTATAGCATTTCAACGGGTCATGCAACACCCATTGTAGATAAAGCGATCTCACATGAAATACTCAACCAAAATAACGACATTGAACATCCATTGTCTGATACATTTTCAGTGGATGAGTTATCCCCATTTATCGAAGACATAACCGAAAATGATATACAAGAAATACACCGAATTTTAATGAGTTGTCATCAAATTTTAACTAGTAACAATAAAAAACTTATTATTCATACAATGATTCAAGGCACTGACAAAGGAGAGGTCTCGCCCAGCGTTATGCTCGATTATTTAAAACGAAATGGACAAAATTCTATTATAACATTAGAATCTGCTGAACTAACAAATACGACGGATAATTGGGATGTATTAGAACACCCACCCAGAGATGCAAACATTACGTTTAGTAAAGACAGAAATGATGACACTCTATTCCAATTTGGTCATTCTGTGATGGTATATGATGTGGCGGATAGTATTATTTATATAAAAAACAGTTATCCAGACAATGGTCCGTCATTAAAATCTCGATCTGGTGCAAATATGAGCATTCTTAAATATCAGTTAACCCCAGATTCAGTCACATTTATTAAAGATTGTGTAAAAATTGAAATTGTGGATCTAGTAAAAGCAAAAGGAATAACTAAAAAACGAAGAAAAACAAGAAGAAAAACAAGAAAGCAAAATAAATTGAAATAAATTTTTCTATTCAAAATAGCATTACTCATACCAATTTAAAGAAACTTTAACAAACTACTTATAACAATGGACTTCTCTCAAGATAAATTATCCAAGAAAGAATGGGATGCCGCTGAGGTGCCCGTATCTGAAAAAGAAATGAGTGTTCTCAACTTAATCGTCAATGGTTATTCTAACGTGAACATCAAAGTGAA